CTACACCTCAACTACATGGCAGACGCCGATGTGTGCGCTATCGACCTCAACGCCAATGGCACCGATGGCTTGCGCATACTGGTAGCTATCCTGGTCAGCGAATACAAAGCCAGCACCTGAAAACACAGCTGTGTCGTTCACGAAGAACGTTACTTCGCTACCGTGCACCTCCGCGCGCAGGTCAAAGGGCACAGGGTCTCCGGCGGAGATGCCGACGCCGATAGCTTGGCTGTACTCAATGGGGTCACCACTCACGCTAAAGGCACCAAAATTGACCACACAGATGCCTGTGTCTTGGTCGCGCGTAACGGTGAAGTCCGCGCCGTTCAAGTACGCATCGACTGCCGTCGGGTCCGGGTCATTAAACAATCCGATATTGAACGAAAAGCTTGAGCCGCCGCCAGCCTCCGGCGTAATAGCGTTCAACACACCAGATGCTGCGATAACCATGTCAACGATCCTTTTTGGACCGCCGAAGTTGAGTGCGGCGATTTTGGTTTCGTTGTCGGCGCCATCCGCAGCACCGAACACCGCGTGCGTTCCATTGGTCGTTGGCGTCTCGGAACCGACATTGAGCACATCGGCGACCCACGCTGGACCAACCTGCGGCGCGGTGCCAACCAGATCGCCTACACGGTTGAAGTTGTCGGACAAGATATCTTCGCAGGTGGTGTTGATCGGCGGGGCGAATATCTCCGCGTTCGAGACAGTCACAACTCCGCTTTCGTCCGAAGTGAAACGGATCCTGAGCCCGCCACGCTTGTCCTGCCCTCCAGGGAAAATCTCATCGCCCGATGTCGGGAACTCAGGGTTCGATGCGCTGTACCACACCACGCTTCGCGACGGATCGAGCGGATCGTAGGGAATAACATCCGGCGTGACGAAGATTTCACGGCAAGCAACATGATGCGGAACGTTCGCGTGGACCACATAGACGGCTTGATTTTCGTACAGCCGCAGCAACCCGGACTCGGGAGGGGTTTCCTGAATGGCATTAGACGATCCCTGTCCAGCGAAAAGCGCAGCCAGATCATCGGTGTCTAGTACAAACAATGGCCCGCCCGAAGCCCAGTCGAGCAGAATCCCAGTCGCCTCGCCGCCTGATCCTTCCAGCGGCCCTTGCAGCATGGCGTTGGTGAAGTCTGTCTCGGTTGGTTCATCGTCGAGGTCTGCACACGAAGTATCCGGCGCTCCGATCGGAGGATCAATCACGACGTCCCACGGCTGATCCGGCGCCGGCCGCGTGAACGTGATCACCACCGTCTGGCCGCCTGGTGGCACGACGATCGCTTGCTCCTCAAGCCACGGCACTCCGTCCACGGTGAGATTGAGCTGCACCGTGCCACCGGCATCGGACGCCAATTCGATCGTCAGCGTGTGAGGATCGTCGTCGAGGAAGTTGTCCCCGGGAACGTCGATGGTCACCACCAGATCCGGACCCGGCGCGCCGACGACATCGGGGCCGATCACCAGCTGCTCGTCATGCACCACCGGCTGCCAGGGGAACGTCACGACGTAGCCGCCCGTGCCGCCATCCTCTGAGACATGCTCGTCGTCGAGACTCAGAATCGGTGAGCCAATCGCATGCGGCAGGCCTCCACCATCGGGGTTATCGGGGTTCCCGAACTCGACGTAGAAGTCATCGCCGCCCGCAGGGCTCGCCACGCAAGGCCCGGCGATCTCCCAGCCGTAGTCGCCGTCGATCTCGACCTCCTCCACATCGCGGATGTAACCGCGGATGCCAATCTCGGTGTAGCGCCCATCAGCACCGGTCACGCGCAGCGCTGCAGTGATCAGCGTGCCGTCAGCACGCAGCGTCCAGGGATCGAATTCGGTGAGGTCGGTGCGCGCGATACGCAGGCTGAAGCTGGGCTGCCGGTCGTCGTAGCCGATCTCGCGGTGCTGCGTGTAGTGCTTCGGGGTCAGCCGGGTGCCGCAGTCGATGCTGAGCGACTTCGCCCAGACATGAAGGGTGTCGCCGGCAACGTCGTCCGGATACTGGATGATGCGCGCTTCCGAGTTCTCGGCTTCCACCACCGGGCCAAGCTCCTCGGCCACGGGCACCGCGGGCAGTGCCTGCTGCCCGATCCCCGAGTAGAACCCCAGCATGCGCAGTCGAGCCGTAGCGCGCTCCCCGATCTGGATCGACAGCTCGCTAATCGCGGCGCGAACATCGTGCATGCGCCTGAGGGTGCCGGCGTGCCAGAAGTCCGTCGTCGCGCAGGGGATGTCCTCGCTGATCGGCAGATAGCGCACGGAACCGGCCGGCAGGCCATCGGTATCCGGCTGCATGCCGGCGATGCGCAGCAGTGGGTCCGCATCCGGCGGGTTCGCGCCGCTGCCCGGCTGCACGCGCAGGCTGCCCTCGATCCATGCCCGATGATTCCAGGTCGAGATCCGCGGGCTGCTGAAGTGCCGACGATCCGGGCTGTCTTCCAGGACATCGAACTCGGTGCCGCTGCGACCATCGTAGAGGCGCAGGCCGTCCGTGGCAGGGTTCGGCGCCTCCGGTGTGCCGGGCGTGACCTGCAGCTTCAGCGCGAGACCACGACGATTGAACTTTTCGAGCTTGGGTTGCGGCATGGGTTACTCCACCGGGCCTGCATGGTTGGGGAAGGACATGCCGATGCCCCAGATGATTCGAGCGGCACCGCCGCCGCCGACCTGGGCATTCTCGATGCCGAAGAGATAGACGCCGCCACCACCACCGCCGTAGTCGCCGCCATGTCCGAGGACAGGCCCGACGGCGCTGTTCGTCGCGTCGTCACCGCCGCTGCCGCCCGTGCCACCCTCTGCAGGGGCGCCGCCCACGCCGGACGGGCCGATGCCGTAGAGGCCGACACCGCCACCATTGCCGGCGCCGATGCCGAGGTCTGGAGTCCCGTCGCCACCACCACCACCGCCACCACCGCCGCCGCCATTCCCATCGCTACCGGCCGCGGTAGGCGCTCCACCGTCGCCACCGTCGCCGTCGTAACCGGCAGCACCGCCACCGCCCCCGAGCACGTCGCTACCGCCCAGGCCACCGCTACCGTCACCGCCTCGGAAGCCGACGAAGGTCGCGCCTGGCGTGTGGTCCTGCACGGATTGATCGTAGGGCAGCCCGCCCTGGATGTAGCCACCGACCTCGGAGTAAAAGCTCAGACCCGAACCCGCCCAGAAGAGCGCGTCACCGATCTCCTCTCCAGCACCGAAGAAGGTGCCGATATCTCCGTTGATGGCGATGTAGATGTAGTACGTCTGACCCGGCTCGACCTGCAGCCACTGCACGTAAGCGAGCGCGCCGCCGCCGCCACCGCTGATATGGGACCCATAGCCGCCCGGGCCAATGAGCAGCACGGCGATCTCGGTGACGCCGGCAGGCACGGTCCATTCATGCAGGCCGGGCGTCGTAAACACCGCCTCGCCGGCTTCCTCGACATAGATGCTGATCGCGGCCGACCAGGGGCTCGCACCGTGCTCCGTGCCGTGATACCGGCAGCGCACGTAGTAGGTCCCGCCGGCCAGCGCCTCCGCCGGGAGCTCGTAGCTGGTCAGGTTGACGGTGTCCGCCAGGGACTCATGCGCGATCGTGGCGAATCCCGCATCGGGGGAGAACTGCCAGTCCGTGCTGGCGTGGACATCCTGCTCGACCGGCGCTGTGACGAATGCCGTCGAGACGAAGGTCAGGTCCTCATGCAGCAGCGTGTTGTACGCCGGGCTGGTGATCTGCGGCGTCTGAATCAGGACCCCGCCCACGAACAGCGAATCCTCGGCCTCGTAGGTGAGGCTCTCGATCTCGATGCTGCCCGTACTGCGGGCCGGACCAGCGAGCACCAGCGTGAAGCCGCGGTAGAAGCCGTACAGGAACGACTCCTCCCGGTTCCGGGTCCCGACATACAGCGCTGGCTCCGCGCGAACGCGCGCGAGCCGCCGCAGCACCGTCGAGAGCTTGTCGGAATCGATCTGCACAGCGAAGTCGCCGGTGCGGGAGTAGCCGCGGCGCACGATGCGGGTTTCGCCGAAGTCGTCGGTGTCCTTGCGACTGAAATCCCGGATGCCGAGGCTGGCCCCGAACTGCGTGTCGCCCAGGAACTCCTGCCGGCCGAGGACCACTTCGCCGCAGCGAGCCGTCAGGCCATCGCCGGCATTCACGATGATGCGCACCTGGCCGTCAGCGGCCGGCAGCAACGGCAGATCTACGAACACCGCGTCGGTACGCCGGTCCATCGGCGAGTAGTAGGGATCGTCGGTCGGCAAGTCAGGCAGCAAGGACCGGCTCTGCTCATACACGATGCCGGAGGAATCGCTGGCCTGCACGGTGACCTCCACGCCGGTGACGTTGATCAGCCCCACCGCATTGAACTCGGCGCCTGGCTGGATCGTCACGTCGATCAGCCCCGTCCACTGCGACGCCAGCGAGGGCGCACCATCGAACATCCGGAGACGATTGATCGGCCCGAGGTCCAGCCAGTACGGCGGATCGGCGCTGACATCCGGTTCGTGGCCGGTATTGCCATCCGCGATCGACTCGAAGACCCGATCGTTGAAGATGACCCGGTCGCCGTCGCTGTAGGTCTCGCCGACATCCCAGGCCAGCGCATCGTTGATCTCGATGTTGGTGCTGACCAGCTGCAAGGGGCCGATAGGGATCGGTCGGACGAGGATCATGCGGTGCGCTCCTGTGGCAGGCCGTCGGCATCCCAGTCGTCGAGGCGGCGCGTCGAGGCGGCAGTCTTGCCGGCATATACGGTGAGCTGGTGCAGGTACCCCTTGAGCTCCGCGATCTCGGCGCGCAGGGCCGACAGCTCGGTTGCGTCGGTGGCGGCTCCGCCGGAAGCTCCCGCGGCCACGGTCGGCGCCGCAGTGATTGCCGCGCCGCTGCTGCTGAGCCTGGTATCGATGCTCTCCAGCAGCTCGGTATGCCTGTTCAGGGCGGCCAGCTGCGCCTGCGCGACATCCTCCTGGCCAAGGCGGCGAGCGACTTCCTCGGCCTGCGCCGCCGCGAGCTGGATCCGCGCCAGGTCGCGCAGGTACTCGGTGCGAGAACTAGCCAGCGCGGCGCTGGCCTGCTGGTAGGCGCCGCCGGCATCAGGCAGCGCAGAGATCGCGTCGAGGTCGCCGAGCCGGGCACGACGAGACACCGATTCGAACCGCAGGCGCGCCGCCTCCAGTGACTGGCCGCGGGCCTCCTCCGCGATATCCCGCATAGACGCCCGGAACTCTTGCAGCCGATCGGCAGCGTCGCGGTACTTCTCCGCGCTGTCGTCCAGGGTGTCGTAGTAGCGATCGGCGGCTCCCACCAACGGCAGCAGCGCGGCAAAGGCCTCCCGGCCGGATTCCGTGGTCAGGTCCAGCGAGGTCACCAGGTCGCGGAAGCCCTGTCGCGTCGATGGCAGCGCAAAGCCGATGTCGCCCAGCGCCTCGGATAGCTGCGATCGCAGCCGCTCGGTCTGCTCCTCCTCGGAGAAGAATTCCGAGAAGAATGTCGAGATCGAATCGGTGAAGTTCTCGATGCCACCGACGAGGTCGATCAGGTCCTGCGCGGCACGCGCCGCGTCGAGTCCGGCCAGCCCCGTCAGCGACAGGCCGAGATTGCCGAGGCCCTGCGTCACGATCGCGGTTTCGGAGGCCACGCGCAGCAGCGTCTCGTAGGCGCCCTCACCCACCCGCTGGAATTCGGCGATCGCCGGGACGACCGTGGTCGCGAACGTGTCGCCGATCGAGCTGAAGACCGAACTGAGGCGTTCCTGCACCTCCTCGGCGGTCAGTCCCTGCAGCGAGATCTTGCCGATCTCCAGCGGAAGGTTGTTCAGGAGGTCCGCCGCTGCCTGCGCATTCAGGCCGAGTTCCTCGACCGCATCGATGACCGAGTCGCCCAGTCCGAGCAGGATGTCCGTGAACTGGCGCGTCAGGTCATCGCTCAGGTCAGAGGTCACATCCCGGCGGCTGCGCGACTTCGATAGGCCGAAAGCCTTTTTCTTCGTCGTCTCGATCGTCGCGAAGTACAGCGCGTCGAGGCCGTTCGCCATGATGTCGCCCAGGGTCTGGCCGCCGGCGATGATGATGCCGGTGTCGATCTGCTTGCGCGTCGTGGAGCCGAACAGCCCGCCGACGATGCCGCCGATGATCCCATCGACCAGGCCGCCGACGGCGCCGGAGATCCCGAAGGTCAGCTTGTTCAGCAGGGAGGAATTCAGGATCGGCGTCCCGAAGTTGATGCCCGCCAGCTGCGTGATGATGTCGCCGGTCGCGGTGCCGCTGACCGTCTCCGCCATGTTGAACGGTGTCGGGCCGCCGGTGGTGTAGTTCTGGCGGAACAGCAGGCCGCCGACACCGCGGATCCCCGCCTCGATCGAGCGCAGGGTCTGCAGCTGCCGAGCGCTGTAGCCGATATCGGTTTCGGCGTATCGCTCCAAGGCCTCCAGGCTGTTGGCGATGGACTCGCTGCGGCCTTCCGGATCGCCGAGTACGGTGCCGGTGCCGGCACCGAGGTTTGTGCTGGCGACTGCGGAGGGGCGGGCGCCGGCGCTGCCGCCCTTGCCGCGCGGGCTGACGCCGATGCTCGCGAGGAAGGCGATCATAGCCGCAGCCATCGCAAACCCGATGATCGGACCGGAAGCGGCCTGCGTGGCGACCGCCTCGGCACCGGCAGCATTCGCAGCTACGCCGTGTGCGGCGGCCTTTTTGCCGGAAGCGGCGATGGACGCGACCACCGAGGCGGCCTGCTGCGCAATCTCGAACGCGTAGAAGGCCTGTGAGGCCGCCTGCAGCAGCTTGTAGCCACCGGTACCTTCCTTGAAAAAGCCGGCCGCTCCCTGCGTGAGCTGGGCGTAGCCACGCACGGCCGCCCTGTTCCCCTTGTTGATGTTTTCGAGGCCCTGAACGATCGTCGCGGCTGATCGCGACCAGTCGTCTCCGGCAGCGACGAGGACATCCCTCAGATCCTGAAACGGCTCTTGCAAGCGTTCGGCGGCAGCCACCGCGGCATCAGCCTCATCGCGCAGGGCCTGGACATGCCGCTCCTCCTCCGACATCAGCAGGCGCCTGGCTTCGGCCGCGGCCTCCGCGGCCGGGACGCCGTCGCGAATCAGCGCGAGGACCGTCTCCAGTTCCCGGGCCTCGTCGCGCAGCGTCTGAGACCGCTGCCCTTCAGCCTGGGCGTACTCATCGGCCGCCCGTTGGGCCTCCGTCACGCCTTCCCATTGCCGCTGCAGATCGATCAGCTTCTTGCCGAGCGCATCAGCGGCATCCCGCTGCACTGTGAAGACGGCCTCCGCCGGGGAGAGGCCGCCATCTCGGACCAATGCAAGCTGCCGTTCGAGTGCAGCGATCTCCTTGAGCTTGGTAGCGTATTCCTCGGCAGCGCGTCTGGACTTATCGGCGGCAGCCTTGGCGGAGTCGGCAGCGCGGCGCTGCGCATCGCCGAGCCCTTCTAAGCTCTTCTTGAGCGCGAGTATCTGCTTGCCGGCGTCATCGGCCGCGGCGAACTCCTCCAGGAACTGGGCATCGGAGGGGGAGCGCCCGCCGCGCACCAGATCGATCTGTCGCCGCAGCGATTCGATCTCTCGGTTGATGGCCTCGGTACCGGCCCCGGTCGCCTTGACCGCGTAGAAGCGTTGCAGCTCGCCGGTCGCCTCCCGGATCAGTTCGGTGAGCTTGCCGATCTCCGCCTGCTGGCCCTTGGCGCCGAGCACATCTCCTTGCGCAGCAAGGCGATCCCTCGTTGCAGCGAGAACCCCAATCGCGCCGGCGTAGCCCCGGATTCTTTCCTGCGTCTGCTCAATGGACGCCCTTTCCTCATCCGAGATCAGCGGACCTCGACTTGCGAAGCGATCGGCTTCGTCGGCCAGCTCGCGCAGCGAGCGGACAGTCGGCTGGATGTTGGCGAGATCATCCGCAGCGGTCTTGCTGCGGTTCAGCCAGAAGTACAGGCCGGTCAGCCCGATGACCGCGGCGCCGGCCCAGCCGCCCACTAGCGCAAGAGCTCCACGACCTAGGGCAAGCGCGGCATTCGCGGCCCGGGCAGCCAGCGTCAGGCGCGCAGTCGCCGCAGCAGCGACCGTCTGTGCAGCAGCCGAGGTGGTGCTGGCGGCGGCAAGGGCGCGGGTCGCTGCGGCATGCTGCAACGCGGCTGCGCTGGCGGCCTGGTCCAGCCGGGTCAGCGCCGCAGTCTCGGCGGCACGCACGCGCATCGCTACAGAAAGCGCCTGCTCGGCCTGGCGCAGCAAGCCGCTGGCATACGCCGCGGAGCCTGTGGCTCGAGTGGCCTCCAGTGTTGCTCTGGCCTCCGCGAGCTGGACATTCGCGCGCTCAACGGCGGCCACCGCCAACGCTCGCTCGGATGCAATGAAGGCCTGATTGACCGCGATACCCTGGACCTTGACGGCAGCTCCCCGCGCTTCCTGGGCGGCGGTCTTCGCAAACGCCTGATCGACGGCGACGCTGACCGCTACCTGCTGCTGCGCAGCGTATGTCTGGCGGATGATCGCGGCAGTGGCGAGCCCCTGCGCTGCCAGGAACGGCCCCAACCAGCGCGCGGCACCCAGAACAGCGAGCACGGCCGCTGCTTCGGTCAGCACATCCAGGTTGTCGGCCAGATCGGCGATTGCAGCTGCCAGCGTTCTGGAGGCGCCGCTCGCCTGGTCGGCATCGCCAACGTAGGTCATTACTGCGTTGCGCACGCGCGTCCATGCACGTTCGATGGTCAGCGGCATCTTCTCGAATTCCGCCTGGATTCGAGCGCGCTGGCTCTCCAGTGCGGAAATCATCGCCTGAACATCGACCTTGCCGTCGTTGACCTGCTTGCGCAGTGCGCCGATGCCGATGCCAAGTCCATCCGCCAGCGCTTGCGCCAGCCTCGGACTGTTTTCGATGATGCTGTTGAACTCCTCGGCCCGCAGCACTCCGCCAGCAAAGGCCTGGGTCAGCTGCGTGACAGCGTTCGCTTGCGCAATTGTGCTGGCGCCAGAGACGGCAAAGCTCTGGTTGATCGTTTCCGTGATGCCGAGAACGCGAGCCTGCGAGATCCCATACTCGCTGACCGACCGTGTGATCCGCGCATACAGCCCAGAGGTCGTGTCAAGCAGCGTACTGGTGCGCTGCGCGATCGCAAACGTCTCACGTTGGGCGCGCTGGTATTCGAGCTCGCTGCTCGTCGCCAAGCGCAGCTGCGCCTGAATGTTCGAATATGCGTCTGCTGTTCGGCCGAGGGCGAACAGCAGACGGCCAGCTTCGCGAAAGGTGAAGAAGCCGATGAGAAGCTGGCGCGCTGCCGTCACCTGCCGGGCAAGGTTCTCCATTCCCCGGCTCGCTGCGGCGGCGCCGCGGTCCACCTGGGCGCCTGCATCGCGGCCAGCAGCACCCAGCCCCTTGAGCTCCGCACTGGAACCCTTGATGGCGCTGACCAGCTGCCCGTTCTCGCCGACGATGCGCAGCGTGACTGTCTGGGTGGTCACGGTCTGGCCCCGGCTACTTCCGTGAAGCTCTGCGGTTGTGCCACTCCGCAACGATCCGCCCCATCGCGGTCACGTCGGTGGACACCGACCGCCAATCCGGCCTCGGCACCGCGGTCAGCACCAGGGCGGCGCGGACCTCGGCGGCAGGGATGCCCAGCCAGAGCATCCCCATGCCGCCGGCAACCGCCTGCGTGCAGCGCACAAACACCACCGTCGCCGGCAGCAAGTCCGGCCAGACGTGCAGCACGCGCGTGCCGCCGTCGGCGCCCCGGAAGAAATCCTCGGCGCTCGGTGTGCCGTCCGGCTCCTCGCGCGCCAACCATGCAGAATCCTCCGGTGCGGGTGGGATGCCGCTCAGCGCGCGCGCGCAGGCTGCGAGTTTCCCTCGCGTGCTCCGGACAGGTGCTGCCAGTAGGCGTTCAGCGCCGAGCGCGTGAGGTGCACGGAGAGCGGGCCTTCCAGGATCTCGGAAAACGCCGCGTCGCCGGACAGCGGGCCACTCTCGTTGGCGAGGCCGTCGAAGCGCTCGTACATCTCGCGCAGGATCGTCGCGTCTGCATCGGCGGCGGCGCCGTCATCCGCCAGCTTTCCCAGCCGCTCGGCGAACTCCTTGAGCTGCGCCTTACTGCGGATGTGGGCATGGCCGGTGAAGTGGCCCTTGATGCGGCCGGCATCGGTGTCGATGTCGATGTCGATGCGGATCGGGGTGGTCTTCGCCGCTTTGAGGATCAGGCTCATGGTCTTCTCGGTGAGGTGGATGGGCAGCGGCGTTACGGGTTCGTGCCGAACTCGATGTAGAACTCGTCGCCGCCGGCGCTGGTGGCGATGCAGGGACCGGTGATTTCCAGGCCGTAGTCGCCGTCGATGTCGGTTTCGTTGATGTCGCGGATCAGGCCGCGGATGCCGAGCAGGGTGTAGCGGCCGTCGGCATTGGCGACCTGCAGCGTCGCGGTGATGTAGGTGCCGGCCTTGCGGACCGCCCAGGGGTCGAAGTCGGCCTTCGCCGGCCGCGCGATGCGCAGCGTGAAGGTCGGCTGGCGACCATCGATCGCCGTCTCCTCATGTTCGGTGTACTCCTTGCTCGTCAGCTGCGAGCCGAAGTCCACCGTCAGCGCCTTGCCCCAGAGGTTGAGAGCGGCACCGGCGACACCATCCGGGTACTGCACCACCTGGGTGATCGAGTTCGCCGCCTCGATGACCGGGCCGAAGGTTTCGGACACCGTGATCGCCGGCAGCGCCTGCTCGTTGATCGCGGTGTACTGACCCTGGACACGCAGCTGGGCGCGAGCGCGGTTACCGATCTCCAGGCTCAGCGCCGAGATGTTGGCGCGGGCGTCATAGATGCGGCGCAGCGTGCCTGCGTGCCAGAAATCGGCGGTCGCCATCGGGATGCTGTCGCTGATCGGGTCGTAGCGGGTGGTGCCGGCGACGTCGTCCAGCGTCTTCGCCATGCCGGCGATGCGCAGCAGCAGGTCGCACTCCGGCGTGCCGTCGGCTGCGTCGCCAGGCACCTCCGGCGGGTACAGGTGCACGTAGCCTTCGATGAAGGCGCGGTGGTTGAAGGTCGTGAACTCGTTGCCGCTGAAGAACGGCTTGTCGCGGTTCTCCTCCAGGGTGTCGAACTCGGTGCCGGACTGGCCGTCGTACAACCGAATGCCGTTGTTCGCCGGGTTCGGGGCGACCGGCGTGCCGGCAACAGGCTGATCGACAGCGGCGAGGCCGCGGCGGGTGAATTTTTCGAGAGCGGGCTGGGCCATGTGTCAGTCCTCAGGGTTGGAATGGCGCGCTGAAGGTCCAGTCGCACCGGTAGATGGCTTGAACAACGAGGTGTGCGCCCTGCGAGAACTCGTCACGCGCGGCGACGAACTGCAGGGAGGTGAAGGCGTCTCCGGCTCTCCAGCCGGCCAGGCGGGCATCGACACTGGCGAGCAGCGCATCCATCGCAGCGCGGGTCCCGGCAAACTGCTGGCCGTGGTGCTCCACCCACAGGAAGAGCTTCGCGAAGGTCTGCCGGTCCTGCTGCACCGGCGGGCCGCTGTACTTAATGGCGCCGCCGCGGGTCTCAATGAGCACGGACAGCGCCGGGTACTTCTTCGGCGGGGTCGCCAGCGCGTCCGCGTCCGGCGCCAGCGTGACGGTGTCAGCCAGGTCCGCGATGCCCTGTAGGCGCGCGATCAGAGCGGCTGCCGGGAAGGTCAGCACGCTCACGCCAGCACCTCATCGATGTAGGCCTGGAAGCGTTGTGTGATCAGCGCGCTCAGGTTCGGCGGCAGGTTGCCGGTGCTATCCGGCATCGGCAGGAACGGACGCGCCGGGATGTCGCCCCAGGGAATCGGGGAGCCGCGGCGATTGCTGCCGAACTCGCCTCGCTTGGCGCCGAGTTGGTGCGTCGGCGCATACGGGAGGTTCGAGCCGATCTCCACGCTGTCCGGCCCTGCATCTACGCTGATGCTCGCGGCCAGTCGGCCGGTGTCGCGCAGCGGCGTAGCATCGATTCCACGGGGGTTCTTCTTGATCTTGCCGCTCTTGGTGAAGTTGCTGGCTACGCGCTGGATGCGCTGGATGCGTGTTACCAGCGAGAGGCGTGCCCAGGGGATGCCGAACGGCGACCGGCTGTCGCGGAACGCAAGATCGGACTCGGCCTTGGCGTCCTCGCCGATCTCCTCCATCAACGGGGTCATGTCCTGCATGGCGCCGAGCAGCGCCTGCAGCGCGGCCTGGGCGACGCGATCATCCACATCGATCCGCATGCCGGTCACAGCACACAACCTCGGCCGTAGCGGCGCTCGAAAACCGCGCCCGTCACCAGCTGGCGCTGCGGTGCATACGCAGAGACAGGCCCGCTCGTCGGGCTTTCCGCCTCAGGGATCGGGGTGCCGTCGTCGCCGATCAGCGCAGCCTTGCCGGCGCTGATGTCGCGCAGCCAGGAGACGGCGCGCTCGTACCGCTTCACCACCAACTCCGAGGCGCGCTCGTCGTGGAGGCGGAAGCGTGTGATGTCCAGCGCCACAGCGATCAGCTGCTTCGGCGCCGGCATCACAGGGACTGCATACCGGGTAGCGAGGTAGCTGTTGATCTCGCCGTCGGCGTCCTGCGCGCACTGCGCAAACGCGCCCGCCCGTCCGGATTCGAGTTGCGTCAGTTCAGACGCTTCGAATTCGGTTTCATAGGCGGGGCGCGTCGCGTAGCTCACGGGGGCCGATCAGTTGCTGGTATGCACCCGCACCAGCACGTCCGGGCGGTGGCACAGCGGCAGCGGGTTCGACTGGGTGTGGATGTCCCAGCCGCGGTCGAACTTCGCAGGCACCGTCTTGGCGTAGTACAGCTGGCCGAGCTGGCCGACGGTTTCGTTGAAGTCCGCCGGCGCGACGTGCGTCGCAAACGTGGTCGCCGTGCCCGTCGGATAGGCGTGGCCCTCGCCAGCGGCGATGAAGCGCAGCGCGGCGCCTGCCGGCGTGCGGCTCACGGCGCGGTACTCGGTCAGCGTCAGGCCGGCGAAGGTGAAGCCGCTGCGGTTGTCGCCGCCGAGCCGCTGCGCGGCCTCCTGGTAGCCGGCATAGGCCTCGCGCACCTTGGCATGCGAGGTGAACCGATCGAAGAACTCCGGGCTGACCTCGACGCGGACGCCGTTCATGATCTCGCCGAACAGGTTGTCCTCGATGTGGCGCAGCACTTCGCGGCATTTCGCCTGGATGTCGGTGCCTGGCGTGCCGAGCACGAAGTCCACCGACTTCTGTGTGATGTCGAAGGCGTCGTACAGGTCCTCATACACGCTGCCGTCTGCATCGTAGATAACGCCTTTCAGCGCGCCGAAGCGGAGGTGCTCCAGCGTGATGTCGTGCTTGGAGCGGGCCGTCACCAGCTTCTCGTTCAGCAGGCGAGCCAGGTTGTCCTGCTCGGCGCCACCGAACGCGCGGACACCCTGGACCTCTTCCGGACCGCAGAACTCGTCGTAAACCAAGCGCGGGACGATGAAGGTGCGCAGCTTGCGCTTGCCGACTTCGCCGACGTTGCCAGGGCCGCGAGCCGCGTTGCCGCCCTCGATCGGGATCAGGCTCAGGGTGCCGTTCTTCTCCTCGATCGCAACGGAGCGCGAGGTCGTGCCCTTCACCGGGAACAGATTCATCTGCCCGATGCGGCCGTAGTTGTTGGGGACGCGGTTGATGGCCGCGCTGATCTCGGTGACCGAGAAGATGTCGAAGGGGTTGACCATCGCCATTGAAGTGCTCCGTGAGAATCGAGTGGTTAGGCGTCAGCCAGGGTGACCGGCGCGCCACCGATACCGGTGCGCGAGACGATGCCGAGGGCGGACAGCTTGGAAAGGGCGGCGGCCTTCTGGCCGTCGGTGACGCCACCAGCCCACACCAGCGCGGTGGACGCGATCACGGCGGGGCCGCGGGCGAGGATGCAGCCCGGGGTGTCTTCTTCGGTGGCATCGACGGGCTCCAGCAGCACGGCGACATCCGGCTGCGTGCCGGTATAGGCGCCGTACAGCGCGGCGTCGCCTTCGCTGACGGTGATGTCGAAGCCGTCGCCGACGATGAAGTCGGCCGCGCCGTCGGCGATCACGAACTTGATGTCGTCGCTGAACGTGGCCCCGACGACGACATCGCCGATCACGGCGCCATCCGGATCCTCGATGCGGAACGTACCGCTGTTGGCCGCCGCCGCGATGCAGCGGGCGGTGTAGATGCCCTGCTTGGCGCCGGGCAGAACCGGGGTCGTCGCGTCGAGCGTCAGGGTGCCGTTGCCGGTGTTGCCGCCGGCCTTGGCCGCGCTGACGGCATCCAGGCCCGGCGTGGTGATCGCCACCACGGTGCCGAGCAACAGGTTCTGGCCCTCGGCGATGGTGACGATCTCGCGGTTGTGGAGGGCGTCGAACTCGCGCTTGAGGACGTCGCCGATGCGGGCCGGTTCATTGAAAGTGGGCATGGGAATCTCCGATTACTTCTTGGTCCAGCCGCGCGCTTCGGCGTCGGCCAACAGGGGGGACTTGCCGCCGCCACCGGCCGGCGCGCCCTGGGCGTGCTCGCGGAACAGGTGCGGGTCGGTCTGCGTGCGGTTCTGGCCGTTCGACGTTGCGCCAGCGGCGCGGAGGTCGGTCGCAATAGCCTCGAAGGCCTCGTCGGACATCGCGAGGTAGGGCTTGGCCTTGTCCTCGCTGAACTCGCGCTTCGTGTCGGCGAAGAGCGCCTTCACGCTGGCGAGGCGGGCTTCCCGCTTCTGCGTCGCCAGCGCCTCCTCGGCCGTGTCGGCACGAGTCTTGAGGTCCTTGTTTTCGGCTTCGAGCGCGATAACGCGCGCCTGCAGCTCTTCCAGGGTCATGGTGTTGCTCCGTGGGGGTTGTGCGGCGCTGAACACGTCCGCGGTGGTGTTGGGATCGGCGCCGAGGGTGACGATCGAGGCTTCGCGAATGACGCCGTTGCGCAGGACCAGCAGCGGGCCGGTGAAAGTCTGGCCGTTGAGCTGGATGGTCTTGCCGGCGGTGACGTACTCGTCGTTGCTGTCGTAGAGCCCAACGCTCATCTGGTACTTGATGCCGCGCTTGGACTTGACGCGGATCGCATCGGCGCGCTCGTCGATGTCGCCGAAGAGATCGCCGGCCACCGTGAACTGCCGGCCGTCGTTGTTGGCCTCGCGGTGCACACCGATGGGGCTGGAACCGCCGATACCGCGGCCGTGATCCAGCAGCAGCGGCATGCCTTCGGAGACCTTGGTGGTCGAGAGATCGATTACCGCGTTCCACTGCGGTATGCGTCCGCCGCTATAGGCGACGCCAGCGAACTTGCCGCCGTCCCCCTCTGCGGAGACGGAGACATCGGCGGTAAAGAATCGCGGCTGTGAGGGCTTGCTCATGGCGCGCACTGTGTCGGCGCGCGCAAGGCTTGGTCAGGGTGACATTTGCGTCACAGATGTCAGGGGAGCAGAAAAAATGAAGCCCGCGCTAGGCGGGCATCATGATTACCTAGTCGATCAAACCCGCACAGGATCCTCACCACCGAAATCCAAGGCAATCGTCGCGTTCTTGCGAGGAAAGGCGCGATCCAAGATCGAGAGAAAGGTGGCCCAGTTGTTGGAAGCGCGCATCAGGCCAGTCACAGCGTAGAGGTGTTGAGCCAGAGCGGGATGCCCAACTTCATCCGTCAGCAGTTGGTGATGTTTGCCCCTGCGATGGCCGCGCTCATCCTTCGGATTGCGCTTTTCCAGTTCCTCCAAGATGCCGGGTCCCAGCCTTTCGTAAACGATATTGTTGGTATAAGTGCCGACGATGCCTGGGCGCCTCACCTGCGAGGGATTCATGGGCCAGCCCTTCAGCCGGAACATCTCGCGATAGAATTCGTCGGGGAACCGCTTCGCCCATGCAGCAAGCTCTTTACGCAGGTACTTATCAAGAATTGACTGCAGTGCCAATCGGTCGCGGACTTCCTGATAGCCGGTCGCCTCATCGACGAGGGCGATAACGCCAATCCGCGCTAGGCCTCGCATCAGCATTTCCGCTTTCTGAGCAACGACCAACTGTGGCCGATTCAGCGCTCCTGCGTCCTTGGCCTTCAGCCACACTTCACAGACTTGGGGCAACAGGCTGGCCTCCAGACCGAATGCCGTGCCGCCCCCTTTGTCGTGCCGGTACTCGATCGGTCGGCTCACCAGCGGCAGTAAGTCTTCGGAAATAAAGGGTTTCAGAGAGTTTGCGGCCAGAAAGAAGGGCAATTTTCCAGCACCAGAATCGTCCTGTTTCCAGTCGTTGCCGCCATAGCCTCGGCCCAGCGCGCGGCCGACGCCACGCTGAGACAGCACACGAGTGCCATCCGGGAGGACGGCACAGGGCATGTCGAGATCTCCGATATGAAGCACACCGGTATGGCCCGCCTTGGGAATGTCGTCCGCCCAGCGAGCTGCAGCGGCCTTACGCGCGATGTTCGCTCGCTGTTCCGGAGAAAGCGCTTTAGCTCGCGCGAGGCCACCCTTCTTTTGTCCGTTCTCATCCATGGGAATGCTTGCTCCGTTAGGCCGATATGCTTGCTATTTAAGCATGCATATAAAACAGAATCAAACTGTATGCTTGCTGTAACGGCGGGCACAAAAAAGCCCGCTCAAGGCGGGCTTCGGGGTGTTTCAGCGGCGGTATCAGCCGTAGAGCATGTGATTAACGACCAGCTCGTCAGCTTCCGCGAGAGGAGCCGGATTGCGGCGCGCCTCGGCGATGAGTCGGGATTGTTCAGCCCGCCAGGCCATGTAATCGGGATCTTCGGCATAGCGGCGGAGCATCGTATGCCCCGGAGCGATTTCGACGACATCGTCAGGGGACGGCGCAGAGAAGTTCCGGGCGCGCGGCAGCGGCTGCCGGCTTTCCTCCGTCACTTCTGCCACGCTGATTTCGCGAGCCTGTGGGTCCACGTCGATGATCCTGTACTGCCTCTGCAGCGGTGCCAGGAACTCGGCGCCGCTCGGTAGTGCTGAATATACGCCGATGTCCCGGACCTGACGAGGGTTTCGGAGCACGATGATCCAGCCATCGGCCCCGGCAAACTTGCGTCCGATATCCAGGCGAGACGAGTACGACGTGAAGCTGTTGGTCTGAAAGGTGGCGCCGGCGGTCGTGTGCGTACGCAGGAAGGCGTCCCGAATGTCGGTCGGAAGGGATTCGACCCGGAAGCCGCGATAGAGCTGCGAGACCCGGGGCTCCGGCAGTTGCTGCAGTGCCTGGGTGGCGCCGGCGACGATGGCGGCGACCCGGCCCCACTCCGGCGAGGTCTCACCCCGCCCCATCGCACGCAGCGCCCTGCCGATCACCTGGTAGGGGAAGTTGCCGTCTGGCCGGGGCCGCGCTGCGTTGTCGCCAGACCAGAGGTGCAGCGCGACGGCCTCGACCTCGGACAGCGGTCCACTGAGGGCGCCGCGTTCACGCAGCTTCTGCAGGGCGTCCTCGTAGCGCTCGCCGCGGAGGCCCGACCGAATCTCGCGCTCCAGAGCAGCCGCCGGGCTCTCGGCGATGCGTGCCTGCACGTCCTCCAGCGCCGTGCGGATCGGACCGGGAAGGCACCAGGACGGAACGACGCCGGGCGCCGCAGTGCGGACCGCGCATTTCGCGACCCGGCTCTGCACTGCCCGATCGAGCGAATCCCGCCAACTGCTGCTGGTCACCCCGGTGTCAGCGCCGGCGTTCGGCGGCGCGCCCTGGGTATTCAGCCCGCGCGCTACGGCCTGGGCCTGGGTGAGCGCGATGCGCTTGCAGCGGCAACGGAACTTGTTGCGGCCGTGCCAGGCCTGCCAGCTCTGATCCTCAACGGGAGCGATGTAGCCATCCCAGCGAGCGTGATCGGGCCGGGTACGGCCGTCGTTGACCGCATCCCACATCAGATACGGCCGCTGCGCCTTGTTCCGCTCGAACTGGGCATCGCGTCCCTGGTTGTAGGCGCTCTGGATGTTGGTGCGGAAGATGTTGTCGAGGTGCGCCGAGGACAGTTTTCCGAGCGCGGGGTCGGCGAGCGCTGCCTTCCTCCAATCTGCAAAGGTCTGCCCTGACTCCAGCGCCTTTGTCACGCTGCCGAGCACGCCGTCGATCTGATCGATCGCGCCGAGTCCCGACACCGTCGCTGCCCACTGCCGCGCCTCAACCGGCAGCGCGTAGAACTGATCAGGCAGCAGTACCTGCCGCAAACGCGCGTAGGCCAGTGCGTCGCGGTAGAGGGCGGACACCGTCAGGGCTCTTCGACGAGGAAGACCTTATGCCCGCCAACCTCCCCGGTCGGACACAGGCCCAACACCGTGAGGTAGTCGGCGTCGCTCAGGATCACAGGGCAGCCATGAAGGCCGATGATCTTGAAGATGACGAGGATCGGCAGCGCTCCCTGCTCCGGGGAATACTGGATATAGGCGACGTGGCTGGGGTTCTCACCCTGGGCGGCGAAACGGAAACTCACGGCGCCTCCCCGATTGCATGCACCATGACAAAGGCCTGCTCCACCTGCGTGGGGTTGATCGTGCCGCCGAGCAGAACACCCTGCGTCTTTGTCCGGTAGGTCTTGATAGAGCAACCGGTCGCAGTCGGCGTCGCCGACAGTTCTGCGACCGTGGGCTGCGTCGTCAGCGTGCTCAACGGGGTCAACTGCACGAACGGGATAGTTCCGTCCTTGAACGCTTTGGAGAACACCACCGCCAGCGTGCCATCTGCGGCGGTCTGGACCGTCATCGTCACGATCTGAGGCGTAAGCGAGGGTGTCTCCGACTGCAGGTGCACCGGGGCGCCGACGAGATCCATCACAACGCCGTCGCTGTTGCGCGCCTTGGGCCGCTTGCCCTTCCCGTAGTACTGCAGGTAGCCCAACGCCGGCGCCGGCGGGTCAGCGACGACGTCGGGCAACTCGATATCGAACTCGAAGCGATCGCCCATGATCAGGCCGGGTTGACGAAGCCCATGACGGTGACCTTCACATTGTTCAAGTCGGTCAGGCTGGTGAGGGTGATGTTGTTGGCATCGACGCTATCGATGCGCACGTTCACCTGCTGGTTGTTGCGCATCGTGTTGACCGTGAAGGCATCACGGTCGGGCAGATTCAATCCGTGGTTGACGTTCAGCGGGGTCAGCGCCACGAGGTTGACCGTGGCGTTGTAGCCGCGCACGTACTGCTGCGCCTTCAGCTTCGTAGCCAGCTTCAGCGAGGTCAGCGCTGCCGTGTCATCGACTCCCGCGTTCGCTTGGGCCTGGGTGGCGATGCGCACATTGCCCAGCGCGGCCTCGGTAGCCTGCACATCGTTGCGCTGGATCACATACACGGTATCCGGCGCTGTGAACAGGATCTGATCGCCGATCTCGACTTCGGCGGTAGGCACGTAGGTGCTGACCCCGTCGATATCCAGGGTGCCGGCTTCGCCGATCACGTACTGGCTGCCCGCGATGGGATGCCCCACGGCAACGCCATCGTAGTCGGCCTCCATCAGGACGCCGCGGAAGATGATGTCGCCCGCGACCTCAATCGCCTGCTGTACAAACTGGGCGCCATCCCAGATCAGGATCGCCTGTAGCTCCGTGTTGTAGACGACGACGCCGGCGTTACCCGCGCCAAGCAGGCCTGCGAGCGTGGTCTGGCTCGTGTTATCGACGTTGTGCAGGCGCGCACCGAGTAATTGGGCCAGATTGCCGAGATCGAGATTGGCGTAGAACGGGATAGAGCTCATGGGTTACTCCAGGGTCAGGCTGTGCCCGTCCAGCGGGCGAAGGGATGTCAGGGTGACGGTGCCGTCGGCGTCGATCGCTACCGAGAGCATCACGACGACGCCGGCGCCGTTGCGCACCGATGCGGTAACAGGGGTCGCGATGCCGTGCTCGGCAGGTGGCACCACGACGACGAAGCCGGAGAGCGGCCGGGTATAAACGACGCGATCGGTGGGCGTGCCTTCGGAAGCACCGCCGCCAAGCACGACCAGGCGCTCGCCACCTTTGCCCGCTTCGCCATCGCGCCCGACGACGCGCCCGACGTTCGTGCTGCTACCGTCGGTGTAGCTGACGATGAGATCGCCGGCCATGTCGATCCGAACGGAAGCGATACCACGGCCGGGCTTGCCGGCCTCACCCTTGGGCCCGCGGAAACGTTCCGGGTTGTCGAGGATCACCGCCTCAATCAGGGCGATCAGTTCGGCCCGGGTCGGTGCGCTGCCGTCTTCGCCGCGCAGCTCGACCAGGCGCGGCTCCAGGAACGCCGCTGTCGCCTCGGCGATCTCGGCAGCAGTCGGTGCGCGGCCGGCCTTCCCCTCGAAGCGCGTCGGGTCGCGTTCGATCAATGCCTGCAGCGATGCGTCGATGGCAGTCGCTAGCTCCTCACGGGTCAGCTGGCTCTCGCGGAGCGCCTGGTCGCCAGAGGCGCGGGCCTGCTGCTCGGCGCGGAGGGCGCGCACGGCCGCAAGGCTGATCAGCGTCTGCGTGGTGCTCACGGCTGTCCGCTCTCCAGCAACTGAATCGCTCGCTCCTGCAGCGCCAGCTCGCGTTCACGCAACGGATCGACCTGGGCCTGCGCCGGCTCGACCGGTGCCGGGGCTTCCTCGCTGGCGTGGATGTAGCCGAGGACCTCGGCGGCAATGAAGCCGCGCGCCAGTGCCGCATCGATAACCTTGCGCGGCTGTCCGGCCAGCAATAGGCCGAGGCGCTGGCGCAAATCCTCGGGGCTCGACGCGGCGCGTACGGCACGGCGGATCAACTCCGCGGGGATCGGATCACCGCCATCGGCCAATGCAGCATCCGCCAGGCGCTCGACCTCCTGCTGCTGGTCGGTAAATACGTCGCCGTCAGGATCGTCTGCGGCGGCCAGGCGCGGCGCATTCGCCCCGGCCTGCTTGCCGGTGCCGGGATCGTTAGGCGGCGGCTGATTACCCGTCGGCTCGCCGACCGTGATCTCACCCGGCTCGAAGTCGTAGGCGCGCTCGATGTACACCGGCGTGAACCGGACGCCGGCGCGCGAAAGGTCGGCGTCGCGCTTGGCGCGCTCGACCTCCAGGCCACGGTCATCGGCCTGCACGACCGTCGGCGGCTCGGCCGGGAACTTGTTCAGATCCCAGAGGACATTCACGAACTGCTGCAGCGTCGGCGTCGTCAGGCGGACATCGCTCATCCGCTTGTCGTCGCGGACCTGGTTGCCGACCTTGGCGGCAGCATAGCTACCGGTGCCGTGATTCTCGGTGGTCATGGTCTGACCGAGCACCGTCTTCTGCACGCGTCGGCACAGGGCCTGATCGGCCCGCTCGAACTCTCCGACGCCTGCCTGCGTCACCGCGGTGACAGTCTCCTCGGAGCCGACGCCGATGACGGTTTCGATACCCAGGTTCGTCACGGCATCGACGAAGTCCTTCGGTCGCGCGACCTGCCCCAGGATCAGCGGTGTGCCGAATCGCTCCAGGTACTGCATCAGGAAGCGCCAGACGTTGTGCCGGAAGAACCACGGCCAGTACAGGCGCGACAGCAGGGCCTCGCCGTAGGGCTGCCGGTACGAGGGGTTGCGGCGCGTCAGCAGGAACTTGCGCGGGTCCAGCACTTCGTTCGGCATGCCGCCCGGACCGATCCACAGCACGCTGCCATCGGTCTGTGGCGCGAACCACTCCAGCGGCTTCACGCCGATGCGGGCGCAGCCGATACGGCCGTCACTGCGCGGCTCGTAGATCGCCTCCAGCACGCTGTAGCCATAGGGGACCGCCTCCCAGGCGCCGCGGCGGATTTCGTCGATGTGGCGCGAGCACTCCGTCCACACCCACTTCTCCTGCTCGGTGTCGAAGCGATCGAGACGCCACGGCGTTGCCATCAGCGCATCGCGCCGCGTCTCCAGTGCACCGCTGATCTCGTCGTCGCCCTCCAGCACGCGGAGCTTGTCGCGCGTGATCCCGGCCTGGCGCAGTGTGACGTCCGGATCGGGAATGCGCGCCAGCGCGGCAAAGGCGCGATCCAGCGCGTACTCGTCGAAGAGGAAGCCGGCCGCCGCCTCGGCCGAGCGATCGGCAGCACCGGTGCGGATGCGTGAGGTCTTCGGCATGGGCTACCGCTGCTCCACCAGGTCGTGTGGCGTTTCGATCTCGCGGTTATGCGCGGCAGCGACCGCCGGATCTCCGCTCAGCAGTTCGGTCAGCGATGGAATCTTGATCTGGTCATTGGCGCGGCGCAGCGGATGGCCCTGCGGCAACGCTTCCTGCATCTGGCAGACGACACCATGCAGGGTCGCGATGGCGATCATGTTCTTGCGCTCGCGACCCTCGCAGGCGTCGTGCCTGGTCTCACAGCTGGTCAGTCGGGTCAGGAGGTCGTTGATCTTGTGCTTGGACAGATGCCAGACCCAGATCGCCAGTGCGATCACGGCAAGGGCGAGAATGATCATTAGGGCATGCTCGCTCTTGAAGATGCGTTCCAGCACGCCGACGATGACGTCGAGCGCCCCTGCGTAGCCTTGCGCTTCAATGCCGGTCATCACTCTTCTCCGTCCTGCTTCCGGAGGTATCGTGCGGCTTCGTCGAGCCGGACGAGTTCTTCGGCGCAGGTTGGTAAGTCATCGGCGATGGCATCCGCGAACGCTCGATCTCCACTGTCCGCAGCTTCGCCGCTGGCTTCTTGAGGTAGGCCGGCGCCTTCGGGCATTGGTAGATGACCTGCGGCTGGCTGGCGCACGCAGAGATTGCGGACGTGAGTAACAACACGCTCGACAACCGGGCGGTCCTGTTCAGTTCGTTCAACGTAGTTCTCCAGTGCGCGCGTGCCGTCCGTGGCCGCCTTCATTGCGGTGACGAAGCCGGCGAGCTCGCGCGCGGCGTCCTGCTTGACCTGCTGGGTTTCCTGCTGCGCGACGTCGCGCTGCCAGATGCGGCGCTCATAGACCCGACCGGCCCAGAAGATCGCGCCGAGCAGCAGCACAATCAGCAGGGCGCGGGCCCACGGCGGAATGATCGACACGGCTCAGGCCTCGCCCGCCGAGCTGCTGCCGGTGTAATCGACCAGAGGCATCGGGCCGATGGGTTTGTTGACGCGCGCCGGCCACCGATAACCGATGACGCGCGACCGATCGAACGCGGCGATCGAGACCTTGTTGCCCTGATTGCCGCCGATGCCGACGATACGGCCGGCCTTGTCGATGCCGAGGGCGAAGAACACATGCCCGCCGCCCTCGCGCTCCAGCACCACGATGCAGCCCGGGATCGGCGTGCTGAGGCGGTCGCCCCAGTCCAGCCAGCCCTTGGCGCGGTACCAGTGCTTCGGCAGCGGCAGCCCGACGATCTCGATGCAGTGTGCGACGAACACACCGCACCACGGAGTTTCGTCTTCAGCCCACCAGGCCTTCAGGCGCTGCAACCACTTCACGATGGTGGGGTTGTGGCGGGGACCCGGGATCTCGGCCAAGCCGACGTGGCGGCGGGCCTCAGTGATCCAGGGCGGTGTTGGCGGTTGGATGCTCATGGGCGCCGATGGTCGGCGGGCGCCCCTTGCCGCGTCAGGGTGACATTTGCGTCATCGCGCAGATAAGTACCGGTAAACCTGCCGGATACTGATGCCATGCGCCTCGGACAATTCCTGCACGGTCTTCCCCTGCACGCGCTCGGCCCTGACCTGCTCTCCCACCGGACTGGGCTTGCGACCCGCCGGGCCGCCGGTCCCGAACTCAATCACGTCGCCGCCGTAGATCTCGCAGAGTCGCCGGCTGGCGCGGTAGCCGATCAGCAGCGCTATCGGGTGGTCCGGCGTGATCTGCTCGGGGACGTAGAGACGGCGCCCACGCACGAAGGCCGCCAGCGTCGCGGCGTGTTCGGCGCCGACTACGTCCTGCAGGTCGGCCGCGCTCATCGGGCAGCCCTGTTGTAGGCGCCCGCGTATTCGGTGGCAGCGTCCTTTCGACTCCACCTCAGGATCTGCGAGGTCGAGTCCACCTGATCGTCCCAACTGCCGGACGGGAACGTGAGCAGTTCGCTCTCGTAATCCACCAGCCAGCCAGCGTTCTCCCGGGAATGTTCCGGGTGGAACACACGGCCTGCGCTGTATGCCAGGCTCTCATTGCTCGCCCGGGTAACCTTGTCGCCTTCCGGCTCGATCGCGACCACCGTGAGCCGGGTGTTCGTCCTGAGGTCTTGGATCAGGGCGGTGCCATTGCCCTTGTCCTCGACCAGCGTGACGTAGGCGTTCCAGTGCTTGGCCTGGTCTTCCGCCACCTTCCGCAGTTCCGGGTACTGGACCCGCTTCCGGTACACGCCGAGGAGATAGAGGTCGTTGTTCGGCATCAGCGCCCAGATCGTGCACACCGTCCAGTCGTTGAGCTGCGAGGCCTTGTTGGCGCAGTCCCAGCTCAGCACGATCCGGCCCTTGCGCATGGCATCGCGCAGCTGCGCCGGGTTGTAGCGGCGGAACCACTCCCGCTTGAAGATGCTCCCCTCGTCCGGCGTCGGTTTGCCCTGGTAGAGGGCGTCGAAGCCATCGCCGAGGCGGGTCTTGATCACAGCCAGCTTGTTCTCGTCGAAGCGCTGTGGGCACAGCGCTTCACCTTCGCGCCGGCCGAGCTCGTCATTGGCGCCGGCTAGGGCGGGCAGGTTCACCTGGTACCACAGCGGCGCGTCGGCGCTGGCGAGAATTCGGCCCGCCAGGTCGTCGTGATGCCAGCGCGTCATCGTCAGGATCACGAAGCCATTCGGCTCCAGGCGCGTCGAAAGGTCGTACAGCCACCAGTTCCACACCGTGGCCCGGTACGTCGGGCTGATCGCCTCGGTCCGGTTCTTAACCGGGTCGTCGATGAGGATGCCGTTCGCACCGCGGCCGGTGACGCCGGTGCCGACACCAGCAGCTCGCAGGCCTCCACCCTCTGCGGTTTGCCAGTCGTTGGCGCCGGACATCGCTGGATCGAGATCGCCGCAATACAGTCGCTGCGAGCGGAGGCTGAAGAGCTTCGCCAGGTCGTTGTTGTAGGCCGCGGTGATGAAGCGCTGGGTCGGGTCGCGCTCCAGCAGGAACGGCGGCAGCCGGATCGTGACCTGCTCGCTCTTACCGTGGCGCGGCGGGCAGTTGATCATAAGGAATCGAATCTCGCCTTCGACCAGCCTGCGCACCGCGCCCCGGATATGGACGAGGTGCCGCCAGTTCCAGGTCATTTCCGGCGAGCGCTGGCGGCACCAATGGCCAAAGGGGTCAGCTGTCAGGTCCCGGAAGCGCGCCCTTTGAGCGGGCGTTAACTGCTTCCACGATTGCCTCAAGCTCTGCGTCGTCAGGGATGTCATGCAATTTTCCGTCCGGCGCGCCGGGGATGATCTTCAACGGCGCATCGATGCCGGTGAGCCGGGCGCGGCGTTCCATGACCCGCAGCATGGTGTCGATCGCGCGCGGGTCGCCCCTGGTTGCGCGGGCCCATAGTCCAGCCTGCAGGGTATCCAGCCTCGCGAGCTCGATCAGCCGCAGCTCCTGGGCCTTCCCCTTGAGTTCCTCCAGCGATTCCTGCAGCCATTCGTCCACGACTTGATGAGCGCGCTGCTTGCTGATGCCCACTTCCTTCCCGATCTTCGAGAAGCTGAGCCCCTTCAGGCGCAGCGCGAGGACCTTTTCGGTTTTCTGCGCAGCAGAGACGTGGCGGCGCGAGGTCCGCGAGGTCTTGGGCTTGTCGCCGCGCTTCATTGGGCTTGCAGAGCATAGGCGTCCAGCACTTCATCGAGCGTCCGTCCGCAGAACTTGCAGGTTCCGACGCCCCAGCTGTGTCCGCGCCAGCGGTGGCGCTTGCCCACAGGCTTGAAGGTGCGCGGGCTGCGGCCACCGAAGGACGAACAGGGGCGCACACGGGGGCGAGGCTTGCTCATCACGCCACCTTCAGTTCGGGCCGCTCGGGATCATCAAGATCGCGGACCAGCCTGCGGTTGCAGCAGCCGTAGCGCGACGGATCAGGTTTGCCCGGCACGGTCACGGGCTGGCCGATGAACCGGACCACGACACGGTGATCGTCCATCGCCGCGGCGTGCGGCGCGCCGTTGGGTAGCACAAACACTTCCCGCGGCGCCGGCGCCACGATCTCCACCAGCCGACCGTGGTGCGGGTGGCCGGGGACGTGCATGTAGCCGGGCTCGCCGCGGCCGGTGCACACGATTTGAGGGTAAACCTTGGCCTGATTCATCCCGGCTGCCTCGACCTGCCGAGAATCCGCACCGCCTCGGACCAACTCGTGAGCTGCTCATCGCGGCCGTAGGCCTTCTTGCCGTCCATGACCGGATCGAAGATGTCGATCGTGACCTTGCCAGGCGGCTGGATCGCCCCGGTGCGGAGCACCACGAAGTGAAGACCGCCTACGACGTTCAGCGACGGCACCGTCACGATGTAGATGCGGTACTCGTCCAGTTCCGGGTAGAGCTGCCGTTCGAAACGGACGCCGAGCTTCTTCAGCAGCGTGTCGAGCTCGCGGTTGCCCAGCGGCGGTTCCGCCAGCGCCCGGGCCTCGGCGAAGGTCACGCCCGCCACCATGGCGGCGCAGGCGATGCCGCAGCTAGTGCCGCACTGCTGCTGCACCAGAGAGAGTTCCACCGGCAGGCGGCGCTCGCGCTGCTCAGCGCGACGGTACAGCATCTCCAGCGCCAGCAGTGAGTCGGCCGCGAAGCCCGGGCCCTGGTTGATGTCCTCCAGCAACGCCAGGTCGAAGGGATCGAGGTGCAGTTCCTGCATGTCACCCTCGCGGATCTCGCCGCGGAAGATGATCGTCCTCTCGACCGGGTCCTTGCGGATGCTGAATTGCATTACTCCGTCCCCCCCAACTCAATCGGCAAGCCGGGCGGCGTGATCGTCGCGATGATCCGACCTCCTCGAAACTTCGGCCCGCGGACGACGTGGAGCGCGTCAACCTGACTATCATCCATCCACACCTTGGCCTTCGTCAGCGCGTCCAGAATCGCCTTCGGCAGGTTGTCGATGTCGCGAATCCGGGTGTCGGGCGGTTCCACGTAGAGCCTGACGGCCAGCCGTCCGCTGACATCGCGCGGCGCTTTCTGCTCCAGGCAGCGCAAGGCCACCTCGCGGGCATAGCGCTGCCCTTCTTCGCTGATCAGCACCCGGACGCGACCGCGCAGCGGGACGCTGCGCCAGTACGTGTTCACCGAAGGCGACCACGGGAGTATGAGGCGGACGGGGCCGGTTAGGTTCATCGCAGCAGGCTCGGTCTCAGTGGACGTTCATGCCCAGTTCGGTCTGAGCCTCTTCCTTCGACTTCTTGCGGGAGCGCTTCGGCTGCTCCAGGTCGAGTTCGGTCTGCTTGTGCTCGATCTCGACGGTGACCTGCCGCTCGAGCAGGCCGGACAACTGCGCGATGAGTTCCGTGGTGGGCTTCACCTGGACGCGCAACGAGTAGCCCACCAGCGGGCCGTCTTCCGGCGTCAGCTTGATCTTGTCCACCTTGCAGCTGTCGATGTCGATCTCGGTTTCGCTGAGACCTGCGGTGATCTTCATGCGGTGGCCGATCGCTTCGCGGCGCAGCGTGATCGAGCCGACATCGTGCGACACCATCTCGCCGGAGTCGCCGAAGAAATTGCCCAGGACGTGGTTGTAGCCCTCGTCGGTGGCGAAGAGCGTTTTCAGCACTTCCGGGCGGGCATCGCCGGTGAACTTCAGGTCGATCGCGATGGGGCCCTCGGTGTCGCCGGCCTTCTCGCGGCGGACGTTGACGTGCGCGACGGTGGTTTCTCTGAGCGTGATTTTCATGCGGGGTTCTCCAAGTGGACGGATTCGGGTGCAGCGGGTTGATCGGTGCCTTGCGTATAGGCGTCGCCCCAACGCTTGCGCGGAGGTGCAGGCTGGGGTTCTGGCGTAGATACCGGCGGGAGGCGCTGGGTCAGCTGCGCGAGATTCTGTGGAGCGGCCAGTGCAGGACGTTCGGGAGCGCCAGCGAGCGCGAGCATGTCGCGCAGGTTGTCGCCGTGGACGTGCTTCTCAGCGATGGCTTCAGTGATGCGGCCCAGGCGGACCGCCTCGGCAAGCGGAGCGACGCGGCCTGCAGCATCCCAGCCGATACTGACATGCCAACGGACGGGCAAGCGGTTCGCTCGGGCGATCTCGACCCGCTTCGTGTAGGCCTCCTTGAACGCCATGCGGGCGGCGATTTCGTCGCCCTCAGTGAGCAACGGCTGTGCGATGCGTAGCGCGTCGAGGATCTCGGTCGTCAGCACGGCGGTATCGCGCTCGTCGCGCGGCGTCATCGCCCAGGCGACTTCAACGCCGGGGCGACCATCGTCGATGCGCTCGATGATTGCGGCGAGCACCAGCCGGCCTTTGTGCTCGCGGCGTGTCCGCTGCAGCGCGACCAGAACGGCCTGCTCGGGATAGTCCGCGAGATCGGCCAGCATGATCTGGACCGCGGCGGCGCTGAATTCGGTACCGCAAGCCTCGATCGTGACGGCGAGTGCTTCGGCGAGTGCAGCGGTTGGTTTACCCACGGGATGCTTCCTCCTGCTGGCGTAGCTGCTGCGCGATGAGCGCTGCGGGATTGCTTGCGGTGCGTTCCAGTTGTCGGGCTTGGGCGCCGGTGGTGACCCGCTGGGTCGCCCACTCGGTGCGGAGCTTCTCGGCGTCCGCCAGCAGACAGGCCACGGAGTGCCCGCGCTCTGCGTAGTAGGCCCGGGGATGCCGGACGAAGAACGCGGCGACCTCCGGCGCTTCCGCGGCTGAGACGCGATCACAGAACGCCGCCATTTGGGAGTTCGTGGTTTTGTTGCGCACCGGCTCGGTCTTGTATCGCGCCAGGTAAGCGGCGGCGTAGGCATCCCATGCGGCAGCGGACTTGGCGGGCGGCTTCGGGGCTTTGCCGGCAGGTTCGCTGCCGTTGAGCTCCAGCTCGGGCGGGTCGCCGGGGACCCCCGGCGGAACCAAAGAAGATATCCCTGTCCCTGTCCCTGTCCCTGTCCCTGTCCCTGTCCCTGTCCCTGTCCCTGTCCCTGTCCCTGTCCCTGTCCCTGTCCCTGTCCCTGTCAGAGCGTTTTCCGCTGGAATTCCGCCGGAAGTGGCGGCGCCTTCCGGCGGAACATCGGGGGTCTTTCCGGCGGAAGACTCCAGCTTTCCGGCGGAAGGGGTCAGCCCTTCCGGCGGAACGTCCGAAGGCTTTCCGGCGGAACGCCACTCGGTGATCGACGGAACAGGGATCGGCTGTAGGTCACGGTCGGCGCGGTTCCGGTTCTCTTTTCGGAGGCGCTCGCACAGCTTCTTGTAGGAGTGCTCCTCGCGGCGCTCCCAGGCTTCAAGGGCCTTCTCGGCGACCACAGGGTGGTAGAAGCGGCCGTCGGCGCACTTCACCCAGCCGTACAGGGCTTCGGTACGGACACGCTTGAACTCGCGGACAACGCGGCCGAAGCCGGCCAGCTTGGCGAGTTCGACGTCATCATCCGGCAGTGAGGCCGCAGGGCGTTGATGCCAGGACGCGCACACCAGCATCATCCAGGCCATGAAGCCGTCGCCGCTGACCGTCGAACAAAGCTTGGAGTCGCGGAGGCGCCGCACGTCCAAGGACATGAAGGCGAACTCCGTCAGATCGACGTCGGCCGCGACCAGCGGCGGCGGTGCGTCGCTCATCCGCGGCGCCCCTTCGGCGCCTGCTGCAGGCCTGCCAAGCTGAGCAAGGCAGGCAGCTGTTTCGTGATCGCTGCGAGCTGTGCTAGAGCTTCGGCTTGCTGCACCGCCGGGTCGCGGCAGTACTTCTCCGCGAGGTAGTGGACGACGGACACGTCGCCTGTCTGCTCGATGTAGTCCTCCAGCTCGTCGAGCGTGAAGCCGCGGACCTTGCCGTCCGAACTCGCGCCGGCCAGCTTCTCGGTCAGCTTCGACGGGGACATGTCCAGCTTCCCGGCGACGGCGACGAGGCCTCGCTGATAGACCTGGGTCGCCAGACACTCGCGTGCTCGGCGATATCGCTGGGCCAGACCTGGCTCGAAAGCGAGGCTCATCTGCTGCATGAGGGGCTCCCTGGGAATTCAGGGGAAGGGCTGTTCCCATGAATTCCCCTGAACGGGCGCGACGATGCGCCGCATGGAAACGACGAATAGGAAGGAGCCCGCTCACGCAGGCCCAAGGTGCGAGCAGGGCGAAGGCCCTGCCGGGAGGAGAGAGTGCGGCGTACTGATACCGCGACGCCTGACCGGGGGGAGTCAGCGCCAGCCCGCCGCTGCGGGGGGACAGCAGCGGTTGAGTCCGGCGCAGGGGGACGCCGGGTTGAATGGAGCCGGTCTGCCGACAGGGGCAGAATGCGAGGGCCAGGATTCACACCCCACCCCCGCCGGAGACCGACATGAACAGCCCACACGAATTTGCGGCTGCAACGCTGAACGCGATACTGACCGCCAAGATCAAACCAGATGCGATCAGCACGCTGCCGAGGCCGGAGGACGTCGAGCAGTTCATCGCGCCCCTTTACCTCGCACTGCTCGACATGTACCGGGACCCGAGGCCGAAGCGTTCAGCGCAGAAAAAGCCCGGCGCATAGAACGCGCGGCGCGCAGCGCCGAGGCTTCGATCTCCGAAGCGTGGGCGTCGCTGACGCCTGCCCCATCGCCGCGATACCAGTGCGCAACGGCCTCATCCACCAGCCTGCGCTGGTTGGGGGTCAGCTTGGTTCTTGAGGCGCGCGCCATGTCAGGCGGCTCTCTCGGCTTGCGGCTGCGGATCAGCCTTGACAGCCGGGGGCGGGCCGAAGACGTCGGGGCGAAGGTCGTAGCGGGTGACTGCGCCGTCGGTAGCAGTTTCGATTGCGATGCACCGCTCGGCCGGGACGCGCTTGCGCGCCCGCCACATGGCGACCGTGCTCATCTGCGATCGCCTCAAGCCGATACGCTCGGCGAAGTCGGCCAAGCCCCCAACCTTCTGAATTGCTCTGTCGAGTGCGTCCATGATCATCATTAAACACCATGTGAATTATGAAAATCAACATAGCGTGAAGCGCTCGCATAACACATTGTTTAGCGTTCGGCCATGGATCTAGGAAAAAAGCTTCTCGCAGCTCTGCAGGGCGTTCAGCGCGATCGCGGGTGGAATGAGACCGATATGGCCACCGAGCTAGGCGTGTCCAACGCCGTCTGGGCGAATTGGAAGGCTCGAGGTGCGGTTTCCAAGGACGGGTTCGAAAAAGTCCTCGCAAATTTCCCGGAGGCCTTCCTGGTCTATATGAACCCCAACCGAATTCTCGAAGAGAAGGGGCAAGACGCGGCGCCGGATGCGCTCACCTATGTGGACAAGGTCTGCGGCGCCAGTCTTTCAGCGGGTAACGGGGAGGTCTTCTGGGATCACGAGCAGATCGACAAATCCCACGCTTTCCGCCTGGACTGGATGCAGAAGAAGGGATTGCGGGCGGAGCGGTGCAAGGTCTGGACCGTGCGCGGCGACAGCATGGATCCGAAGTACCCGCACGGCAGCTGGGTTCTGATCAACATGAGCGAACGCGAGCCAGTGCACGGCAAGAACTTCGCGCTGATCGGCGAAGATGGGCTAAGGCTCAAGCAGCTTAGACGGTCTGAAGCAGGGGGCTGGATCATGTACAGCCTCAATCCGGATCAGTCCAAATACCCCCCGGAACCGATCGTGGGAGAGAACTACGCCGTCATCGGACGCGTCCGTGGGCACGGCGGCGACGACGACTAAGGCCGGCGAGTTATGCGCAATCCCACGCCCATATTCCACATCACCGCGATCGACAATCTGGCTCAGATTTTCGGCATGGGCGAGTTACGCGCGAAGAACAGCCTATCTGAAGCCGGGTTCGGCTATCAAAACATCGCCTACCAGACCATCCAACACCGTCGAGCTGCAAAGATGGTAAGCGCTGGGCCCGGCGGCAGCCTTCATGATTACGTGCCTTTCTACTTTGCGCCGCGATCGCCGATGCTCTTCACTATCAATGAAGGTAACGTGCCAGGCTGTGCCTACCGACAAAAAGACATCGTGCATTTCGCGACTTATGCACAACGAATTGTAGATGCTGGCCGTCGCATCGTTTTCTACGACCGCAATGCAAGCCTCGATTACAGCATTCCCTGCGACGATATGGATCAGCTCGCCACCCACGTCGCTTGGGACCTGTTCTACGAACAACCCACAATTGGTGGCTATTGCAGGTACTGGAAGAGCGTATCCGGCCACGCCCGTTATAGCGAGCGCATGGAGAAAAGGATGGCAGAACTCCTCGTGCATCAATCAGTTCCGCTCGATTTGTGCGTCTGCCTCGGGGTATTCGATAATGCCGCTCAAGTACGGGTGTCTAAGTTGCTCCGGAATGAGGGCCTCAACATGAAGGTCGCAATCACCCCGGATTGGTACTACTAGGTCGAAGGAAATGTCAGTCGAAATCGCATCCGGAGACTTGCTGAAGCGGGACGATGTCGATGCCATCGTCAACACAGTGAACTGTGTCGGCGTGATGGGTAAAGGCATCGCGCTGCAGTTCCGTCGGAAATTTACAAAGAATTACGACGCTTACGAAGCAGCATGCAAGCGTGGCGAAGTTAAAATCGGAAAGATGTTTGCCTTCGATAATGGCGCGATGGTGCAGCCGCACTATGTCATAAACTTCCCGACAAAGAAGCATTGGCGGCAGCCCTCGAAACTGGAGTACATCAGCTCCGGACTGGAAGATTTTATTGCCGTAGCCCAGCAGTTGGGCATCAAATCAGTTGCCATGCCTCCACTGGGCTGTGGAGCAGGCGGATTGGATTGGGCTGATGTCAAACCGTTGATCGAGGCAGCGGCCGCTCGCGTTCCTGAACTTCGCATTGTGCTATTCCCTCCGAATGGTGCCCCTGCGGCAACAGAGATGGAAACAAGGACAGCTAAGCCCAAGATGACTCCTGGCCGCGCCGCGATGATCAAGGTCCTAGAAGCCTACAAGGAGCTCGACTACGGCCTGTCGCAGATCGAAGTTCAGAAGCTCACGTACTTCCTGCAGTCCGCCGGTCAAAAGTTGCGGATGAATTTTATCAAGCACACCTTTGGCCCTTACGCGCAGGAACTAAAGCACGTTCTATCGCACATGGAAGGCCACTACATCGTGGGCGTTGGCGATGGGGTTGTTCAGTCGGAGATTAGCCCTACGAAGGGCGCGCTCGACGAAGCTGAAGCCTTCCTTCGGGAAGCAGGCGATATTGAGCTGAATGCGCGGGTTGATCGCATTACCAACCTGATCGAAGGTTTCCAGTCGCCCTATGGCATGGAATTGCTTGCCACTGTGCATTGGGTCAATCACGATCCCGATACACTCGCCAGCACACTCGATGAAGCAGTTTTGGCGGTGCACAGCTGGAACGAACGGAAGCGCGATATCATGAAGCGGTCGCATATCGAAGCCGCTTGGAATCGGCTTCGTGAGGATGGGTGGTTGCGACAACCACAAGTTGGCGATCGATTGCTCTGAGCGCCACAGTCCTGGGAACAGAATCGGACTGTGAGGACCCCACTGATGGCACCACGCATCCTGATCCTGACGCTTCTGCTGGCCGCGCTAGGCTGCGGCAGGGTCGATCCGAAGATTCCCAACGCCAAGGAGGCTGTCCGCCAAGGACTCAAGGACCCAGCCTCTGCTCAGTTTCGCGAAATGTTTGTTACCTGGAACGAAGCGGTGTGCGGCGAAGTTAACGCCAAGAACGCTATGGGTGGCTACGTTGGATTCACCCGCTTCATCGTGAAGGAAGACAAAGTGCGTATGTCGCCGCAGATCGTCCTCGATGACGCCGACAAGTGGCTGGCAAAAGGTTTCGATGAGGACTGGAAAAACACCTGCCGCCCCCCTGGCAACTAGCCATGGCGCGCATGACACGAAGCACTGCAGCCTTCCCGGTGCAGCTTCTTATAGCCGCCGTCATTATCGCAGCCGGTTAATATCCGCCGCATCTAGCAGGCCTGCGACGCGCCGACACGCATAGGCAGCTTGATACAGCCAGTCCGGGAACTGGCCAGTAGCGATAGCAGCTTCCGCGACCGCGCGCAGCTCGTCCAGGCTGAACCGCAATATCTCCTCTGGGACCTGGACCAGGGAACTCCGGGCGATCTCCAGATACGACGGACTCCCGATCTCGACGCGCACAACCACTGCTTGATTCTGCATTGCTTGCTCCTGTGTTACGTGCGGATAGCCTGCCGGTGCCCGCGACCCTCTCGCGCGAATGCCCCGATCGCTGGCAGCGAAAGCAGAACGCGTGACCCCCATAAATCAGCCTGCCACTAATTTCAGGGCGTCAAGCCCTGAAAAACGATGATCGGCAACCGCTTTTGGGAATTGACGCTTCGCGGAGGCCTGGTACGCGCCGGTGCATTTAACCGTTCGTCGGAAAAGTAACGGCGTGTGAAATCATAATTCACACAGTGTTGACATAGATTACACACCGTGTGAATATCACTCCCAAGCCGCTCATCCAAGCGGCAAGGGAGTAAGACGATGGAACGCAGCAACCACGCGTATGAATCCGCCGCCCAGGCCTACTGGGACCGCAAGGCAGACGAGGCCCAGGGCGACGCCGACGAGGCCGCCATCGAAGCCCAGGCGATCCGCATCGCCGAAACCCCCGCCGAGTTCTTCGACTGCGTGATCCAGCCGCTGCTCGATGGCGACTCGCTCTGCGAGGAGCTGGCGCTGCTTTCCCACCCCGACTACCGCGGCGACCTTGCCGGCATCGCCGGCCGTCTCCGTCGCCTGCTGGCCGCCCAGCTGAACGCGGCAGCCACCCAGCGCTGCAACTGAGGGGCTGCCATGACCAACACGAAGAAGCACGTCGTGTCCGGCCTCAAGGTCTCGACCACGATCTACCGAAATACAGCAGGGGAGGTCACCACCGCCTCCCTCTCCGTCTTCGACCCCTCCGCCGGCAACAAGGGTTACGCGACCCTCATCGCATGGCCGGATCGTCCGCACATCCATCCCTCTGCCTGGCTCACGGTGTGGGGCCTCTACGGGAACGAATCCGATCGCAGCGTCTCGCTGGAGTTCATGGCCGAACTGCTGGGCTGGGCGAAGGCACCTGTTGATGCCGAAGGCGGTGCAGCGTGAGCGCGCCGAACGTGACCCCACGCCCCTGGCCGCCGTTCCGCATCGGGATCATTTCCCGCGAGGACTATGAGCACGCGCGGGTCTGCGTGAACTGGCTGGCCGGCGTCCCGACCGAGCGGATGCAGGGCAGCCTGATCGCTGACCTGCTCACCGTCGATGCGGAGAACGACGACCTCAAGGAAAAGCTGCTCGACCGGGAAGTGGGCCTCACCGCGCAGGCCGACCAGATCAAGGCTTTGACCGCACAGCGTGACGAACTGGTTGCAGCGCTGATGACCTACATCACCGTGCTTTCCGATGCCGGGCCAAAGGATCAGACCTCTCTCATGGCCGCGATCCGCGCGGCTGACGACCACGCGCGCGAACTGATCGCCTAGGTGCGTCCGTGATCCCTTCCAAAGCCGCCGACCCGATGGCCCGCTTCCGCGCTGACTTCGCCAGAGAGTTCGGCACTGCCGCTCCCGTTCCGTCTTCACCAACCACCGCACAACAGAGCCGCCAAGCGCGGCAAGGAGTTTCTGAAATGATCATCCGTCAAGGCGATGTCCTGCTGGTCCCCGTCAAGAAAATCCCGGAGGACTGCAAGGAAGTCCCGCTCGAAGGCGGCCGCATCGTGCTGATGCACGGCGAAGTGACCGGCCACGCACACGCCATCGCCGATCACGCCGCCAACTGGCAGGACGCCGAGCGTCTCGCGAAAAGTGCCATCGGCCTCGCCGGCCGCCGCGCTCGCCTCCTGCAGGCCAGCAATGGCACCCGCTTCCTGGAGGTCGCGGAGACCGTGAACCTCACGCACGAAGAGCACACCCCGCACGCGATCCCGCCCGGCTTCTACGAACTCCCGATCCAGGTCGAGCACACCGCCGACAAGGTCGTCCGCCAGGTCGCCGACTGAGATGGCGCGCATCGACAGCATCACGCCCGAGCAAGTCGGGCGCTTCGCGGAATGGTCCCGGAAGTGGATCGAAATCGGGCTCTCCACGGAGCCTGCTGATTTCGAGCGCGCCACAGCCGCCGCGCTCAAAGGCTACGAGCTCGCCAACCTCAACAAGCCGATGGTTGTGCTGCGGATGTCCAGCCCCTACGGCGCGACACTGGGCGGAATCATTGCCTGGGCGATGCTGCGTGAATTCGGGCAGGTCGAGTCGCAGGTCCGGTCGCAGGTCCGGTCGCAGGTCTGGTCGCAGGTCCGGTCGCAGGTCGAGTCGCAGGTCCGGTCGCAGGTCCGGTCGCAGGTCCGGTCGCAGGTCCGGTCGCAGGTCTGGTCGCAGGTCGAGTCGCAGGTCCGGTCGCAGGTCGAGTCGCAGGTCCGGTCGCAGGTCCGGTCGCAGGTCCGGTCGCAGGTCTGGTCGCAGGTCCGGTCGCAGGTCGAGTCGCAGGTCGAGTCGCAGGTCCGGTCGCAGGTCCGGTCGCAGGTCCGGTCGCAGGTCGAGTCGCAGGTCCGGTCGCAGGTCTGGTCGTCGCCGTCGCTGCGCGACGGCGTCTACAACGACTTCGGCGGGCAACTCTGGGGCGCCGGATTCAGCGCCTATGTTTCGTTTTTTCGCGATGTCATGGGCTGGCAGGATCCTGTCCTCGCGAAGTTCGAACCCTACGAGGATCTTGCGGCGTCCTGTGGCTGGACCTGGTGGCACGAGAATGTGCTCGCCATCTCTGATCGTCCACTGGTAGTGCATCGCGATGATGCTGGGCGATTGCACTGTGAGACCGGCCCCGCCATCGCCTACCGCGACGGCTGGCAGCTGCACTACTGGCACGGCGTCGCGGTTCCCGCGGATGTTATTGAGCGGCCGGAGAGCATCACGATTGCAGCGATTCGCGCTGAAACCAATGCGGAGGTCCGCCGCGTCATGGTCGAGCGCTACGGCTACCAGCGCTTTCTCGATGATGCCGGCCTGATCCTGGTCGATTCCCGGCCCGAGAATGACCCTGTCATCGGGCTGCGCACGGCTCGCCTGTTCCGCGACGACAACATCGGCATCGTCCTTCTCGACGTGCTGAACAGCACGCCGGAACCGGATGGTTCCGTGAAGCGCTACACGCTGTCGGTTGATCCCGACGCTTACGACGGCCGCGCATCGCGAGAGGTCATCGCAGCTGCGGCATCGACCTGGCGCCGCGCCGACTACTCCCTGTACTTCAAGCGCCCCGAGGACTACAGCCCGGGGGCCGAATCGTGAATCTCTTCGCCTTCCTCGCCGGCATCTGCCTCGGCGTGCTGCTCTGCAGCGCCCACGCGGCGGCCGTCTCTCGCATCCGCCATCGCCGCACCCGCGGCGTGTCTCTCACCACCGGCCGAGACGGGGTCCTGTGCGACCGCGACCTCAAGGAAGAGCCGGACCTGCTCTCGCGCCTGCGTGCGCGTGGAGGAATCTGATGACCGAAACCACCGTCCGCGCCTCTGCCTGGGGCAAGCTCTTCGACTGCGGCTATCGCTTCGAAGGCGAGAACCTGCTGGGCATGCGTAAGCCCTCCGGCCTACGCGCCGCACTGGGCTCCGCACTGCACGCCTCGACAGCGGCCTACGACAGCAGCCGAATGCGCGCCGAGGGTATCAAGCCCGATGACGCCGCCGGCGTGTTCGTGGATCGTCTCCGCCAACCGGAGTACGACGTCGACCTGACCCTCGACGAACTCACCGTGAAGGACGCCGAGAAGATCGGCCTCTCGCTGCATGCGCAGTACTGCATGGAGTGGTCGCCGCGCTACCAGTTCGCCGCGGTGGAAATGCAGGTCGAGCCCCTGGTGGTGGAGTGCGGCGGTGGCATCAAGGTGAAGCTGACCGGCACGCTGGATCGCTCCCGCATCGTCACCGGCGACAACGGCTCCCGGATCACCGACCTCAAGTCCGGCGCGCGCGCGGTGGAGAACGGCGCCGCCAAGACGAAGGGCCACGCCGCCCAGGTCGGCATCTACGAGCTGCTCTACGAGCACACCACCGGCGCCGCGATCACCGGCACTGCCGAGATCATCGGCATGCAGACCAGCGGCAAGCCGAAGATCGCCAGCGGCGAGATCGCCAACGCCAAGCAGCTGATGGTCGGCACCACCGAACAGCCCGGCCTGATCGCCTTCGCCGCGCAGATGTTCCGCACCGGCCTGTTTTACCCGAACCCCAACTCGATGCTCTGCGGCGAGAAGTACTGCGCCCGCTGGGCTTCGTGCCCCTACCACCGCTAATCCCGAGGAGCTTAACCATGTCCAAGATCGTCCCCCTCACCGACCTCCAGAACCCTGGCATCGCCCTTGCCCAGCAGGCCGGCGCCTTCTCTCTCGACACCTGGCATGCCATGCAAGCGCGTGATGATCAGCTGATCCGCGACCAGGTCCTGCATGGCTACACCGGCCGCGAGTACGTCTACGACTTCAAGATCTCCGGCTCGCAGGTCACCGGCGTCTCCGTGGTTGGCGCCCGCGCGCTGGCCTCGGCCTACGGCGGCATCAAGTCGCGTCTCGTCGCTTCGGTCGACAAGACCGGCGCCTTGTTCGTGTTCAAGAGCTTCGAGCCGCTGGCGGTGAAGGCCGAGATCATCCAGCAGCTGGCCGACGAGCCCGACTTCTACGAGTGCGTGGTCGAGGTCACCGACGTCAAGACCGGCAACTCGATCCAGGTCCGCAAGAAGGAAACGAAGACGGAACGCCGCCGCGACGGCTCCGCCTACGATCGACCCCACTACGACGTCATCGCCGAGTCCAAGGCCTTCCGCAACGGGGTGCTATCCATCATCCCGCAGGAAGTGATCGCGCGCTTCGAGAAGAAGTGCCTGGAGATCGGCGACAAGTCGAAGACCATCGACCAGTACCGCGAGGGCGTCATCGCCTTCGCCACCAAGGCGGGCATCGCGCTGGACCGCCAAGCGGTGGCGGGCCTCACCTTCTCCGAGATCAGCGGCCTCGGCGGCACCGTTGGCAACATCGAGGCCTTCCGCGCCGCGGCGGACGCCGCCGGCATCCTGCGCGAGCAGGCTGCCCTGGATCAGCCCGGCAAGACCGAGACTCCGCCGCCGCCGCAGGAGGAGAAGCCCCGCAAGCGCCAGGCCGGCAGCGGCACGGCGGAACCCGGCTTCTCGATGGATTAATCGCCATGAAGATCACATCCTTCGCCGTCGAAAACATTCTGGGCGCGCGCGCTGCGTCACTGCAGCTGCCGACCACCGGTGTCGCACTCGTCGCTGGCGGAAACGCCGAGGGTAAGTCCAGCGTCGCCGAGGCGCTGCGCCTGGCGCTGCTTGGCTGGTCGGATCGTGCCGGCCCGAAGAAGTCCTGGCAGGAACTCGTCACCGATGGGGCGCGCGTCGGTCGGGTTACGGTGATGACGGACACCGGCCCCATCAAGCTGACACTGCCCTCCGGTGAGATCAGCGGCGTCGCCGCCCTTCCCGCATCCGCAGAGCTCTGCCTCGGCAAGCAGCGGATCACCGCCGTCAAGAAGTCCGAGCGCGCTGCGCTCCTCAAGGAGCTGGTAGGCACCGAGGGCGACGCCGATGAGATCGTGCGCCGGCTACTCGCTCGCAAGCATGCCGCCGGCTTCCTGGATCGCATCGCCCCGCTGCTGCGCTCCAGCCTGGACACCGCGCGCGACGAGGCCACCGGCATGGCCCGGGAGGCGAAAGGGGTCTGGCGCTCGATCACGAATCAGAACTGGGGCAGCAAGCAGGCCGAGACCTGGGAGCCCGAGGGTGAGCCTGCGCACCCGGCCTCCACGCCCTGGCGTACCCGGCAGGACGAACTGCGCGCCCACTTGAAAGCAGCTCAGAACAAGAGCGCAGCGATCGACCGGGAACTTGCCCGCGCGCAACCGACCCACCCTGACGATCTGGCTGTGCTGAAGGCTCGTGCCGCCAGTTTCGCCACCGCAGAGGATCGGCGGCAGAAGGCAGACACGATGGTCCGCGAAACAGAGGAGCGCCTGGCGGCACTGCAGACAGAACTCCGCAGCCATGGTCCGGAGACGCACAGCTGCCCGCATTGCGACGGCCTCCTGCACATCGAAAACGGCGCCATTGTGGCCGCCGGCGATTTGCCGGCAGTGCGGCGCAGCGCCGAGGAACTCCGCAGCCTCATCGACGATGCCGAGCTATCGCTGGTCACCTATCGTGGCGAGCGCAACGCAGCGGCTTGCGATGTGGAGAAGGCGGATGCCGCGGCGCGCCGCTTGCAGGCCGAGAAGGAAGTTTCCGGCGTGGATGTTGCCGCTCTGGAGGCGGATGCCGCGGCGGCGCGCCGCACCTGTGAAGAGGTCCAGCGCGACCTCGCGGCGCTGCACGATGCCGAGGCCTGGCACTCCCAGAACCGCCGGGCGCGCGACGCGCACGAGGCCGTGCTGGCCTGGACGGCACTGGCCGACGATCTTGGCCCCGAAGGTGTTGCTGCAGATCTCGCTGGCGGCGCAATCAGCGCGGTGAACAAGGACGCCGAGATCGTCTGTGACCAACTCGGCCTCGACCTTGTCTCGATCGACGCCGATGGCGCCGCACGCTACGCCGGCCGCGAGTCCTGGTACTGCTCCGAATCGGAACGGTGGCGAATCGACACGGCCATCGCCATTGCGCTCGCGCGGCTCAGCGGGCTCGGCATGGTGCTGCTGGATCGCCTCGACGTCATCGAGCCCGATCTGAGGCCGCCCTTGCTCTCCGGCCTGACCCGCCTTGGCCTCGGCACCGCCATCGTCTGCTGCACGGTCGCCAAGCGTCCCACGCTGCCGACGACGATCGGCTTGCTGTGGATGGGCGACTCCGGCCAGCAAGCCGTCGCGGCCTAGGGGGAATCCATGACCGCCAACTATCACAACCAGGTCCTTGGCCCCGGTGATCGCTGCAGGATCGTGGCCTCCGAGTGCATTCCGAGAGACAGCAAGCATATCGGCGCCGTCGTGTGCGTGTTGAGCATGGACTCGCTCGGCCATCTCGCCCGCGAAATCATCCGCGCCACTGAAGCGATGACAGGCCATCGCAACTATCCGATCCAGATCGAAGGGCATCCCTCGCGGCCTATGGTCATCTGCGCTTCGTCACTCCGGAAGCTGGAACCGTCGCAGTCGAAAAGCGATTGGGACCAGGTCGAGAAGCTCACCGGATGGAAGCGTCCGGAGTGGATGGAGGCCGTGCCTTGAACCTCGCCTATCGCCGCATCGGCAGCCAGAACGGTGCCGCGAAACTGACCCCGGAGGCCGTCCGCGAAATCCGCAGCAGCTACCGTCGCCGCAGCCGCGAGTACGGCGGCAATGCGCTGGCGAAGCGGTTCGGCGTCTCCTACTACGCGATCTGGTGCGTGGTGCATCACCAGACCTGGCCCGAGGCAGCCCTGACGAACATGAACCGCAAGCCGGAGAAGAGCTCTTGAGCGCAATCCTGAGCATCCTGAAGCGGCTCGGCGAGCGCCGGCCGTACTTCCACCTCTACGGCGGCGATGGAAGCCTCTACATGGGTCGCTGGTGGCTGCTCGGTGGCAGCCACCCCGTCCGCGACGACCGCGGCTCGGTCCGCGTCGGACTGGACCCGTTCCATCGCTGGGCCGCTCAGATTGATCGCAAGGAAATCGGCTGGATTCGCGGCGAGCTCGACGCCTGGATCGGCCAGTTCATCGCCATTCGCCTGCACCACATCGCCAGGGAAGATCGCGCGCGTCATCACCACACGCACCCGGCTTCGTTCATCAGCATCGTGATCGCGGGCTGGTACCGCGAACGGCGACCGTATCGCCAGGTACAGCCCGCACTGCTGGACGAGCACGAGTACACGGACACCTTGCGAAAGCCCGGCAGCATCGCGTTCCGCCGCGCCAGCGACCGCCACACGATCACCGAGGTTTCGCCCGGTGGCTGCTGGACCGTCGTCATCTGGTTCCGCAAGCAAAGCCGCTGGGGCTTTCACACCCCCGACGCCTTCATCGACTCCCGCGACTACCCGGAGCAGCCATGATCCCGCTCACCAGCATGAATACCGTGTTCAGGGTCCTGGACACCGAAACTACTGGCCTTGAACCCCCGCAAGCCGCTGTCTGCGAAGTCGCCTTCGCCGACGTGCGCGCCGATGGCACGGTGCTGGCCATCTTCGAAACGTTGGTCGATCCAGGCCATCCGATTCCGCCAAGCGCTGCCGCGGTGCATCACATCACCGACGACCAGGTCGCCGGCAAGCCGCCGATCGTCAGCCTGCTGACGATGCTCACCGCACCGCTCTACGTCGCCCACAACGCAGAGTTCGACAGCAAGTTCCTGCCGCAGCTGCGCGGCCAATGGCTGTGCACCTACCGCCTAGCCAAGCATCTGTGGCCGGAGGCGCCGGGCCACGGCTTGCAGACGCTGCGCTACTGGCTCGGCCTGCAGCCGGACATACCGGCGCACACGTCCGCGCATCGCGCGCTGGCTGACGTGATGGTCACCGTCTCGCTGCTCGGCCGTGCAATCGGTGAGGTCCGTGCGCGTTGGCCGGAGGTGCAGACCGTCGAGGATCTGATCGACCGGGTCAGCAGCCCCTGCGAGCTGATCGTGATTCCGTTCAAGTCGGCCAACGGCCAGAAGTTCGCGGATGCCGAGACCAGCCTGCTGCATTGGATCATCACCCGGGGGGCCGGCGGCCCGGACTGCGTCCATAGCGCGCAGAAGGAACTCGATCGCCGTTGTCCCTCTGTCACCAGCAGCGAGGAGGATGACGATGGTCGCCCCTTCTGAAGCCGTCACGCTGCACGTCGGCCATGTCGATGGCGCACCGTTCAACCTGCCGCTGGAGCTCATCACGCAGTCCGTCGCGATCCTGGCCAAGCGACGCGTCGGGAAGTCCTACACCTCGGCGGTGATCGCGGAGGAACTGCTCGGCGCCGGGCAGCAGGTCTGCATCATCGATCCGACGGGCGCGCACTGGGGTATGCGCTCATCCGCCGACGGCAAGGAAGCCGGATTCCCCATCGTCGTGTTCGGCGGCGACCATGCCGACCTGCCGCTCGACGAGCACGGAGGCGAGGAAGTCGCGACTGCACTGGTAGAGCACGGCTTTAGCGCGATCATCGATCTGTCGCTGCTGCGCAAGGGTGCCGCGAACCGGCTACTCGGTGTGTTCTTGGCGACGCTGTATCGCCTGAACCGCCGGCCGATGCACCTGATCTGCGATGAGGTCGATCTGTACGCCCCGCAGAAGCCGATGCACGACGAGGCCCGCACGCTTGGTGCGATGGAAGACATCGTGCGCCGCGGTGGGATCAAAGGCATCGGTGCCACGCTGATCACGCAGCGACCGGCGGTCGTGAATAAGAACGTGCTGACGCAGTGTGAGGTGCTGATTGCGTTGCGCCTCGTGCACCCGAAGGACATCAGCGCCGTGATGGAGTGGGTCCAGGTTCATGCGGAGGCCAAGCAGGCCAAGGCGATGATCGACAGCCTGCCGTCGCTGCCGGTCGGCACTGCCTGGGTCTGGTCGCCCGGCCTCGGGGACATCTTCGCGAAGGTCGCCGTCCGTGCGCGCCGAACGTTCGACAGCGGCGCCACCCCGAAGGCCGGCGAGCATCGCGTTCTGCCGAAGATTCTGGCGCAGGTCGATATCGAACGGCTTGGCGCGGCAATGAAGGTCAGTGCCGATCGCGCCAAGGCCGATGATCCCAAGGAACTGAAACGACGCATCGCGGAATTGGAACGGCAACTGTCGGCGAAGCCGACCGCACCAGAGATCGATGTATCTGCGATCGAGGCCGCCGCATTGGGCACCGGATACTCGGCCGGCATCCGCGACGGCGCGCTCTACGCCTCTGAACTCGCGGACCGCATGCTGGACAGCGTCAGTGCAATCCGCCGCGAGGCGATGATCAAGGCCGAGACGGAGCGCCACCATCCGACGCCGGCGCCAGCTGTGCCGGCACGCCAGGCCGCTGCCGCTGCCGCCAGCAGGCCGGTCGTGTTGCCGCAGGCTGCGCCGGTCAAGCACAGGCCTGCAGGTGCCGCAGGTGCTGCAGGCACGGCCAAGCTCACGAAGGCCGAGCGTGCCGTGCTGATCGCCCTGGCGCAGCACCCGGCGGGCCGCACGAAGACGCAGATCGCGATCCTCACCGGCTACGCCAGCACCGGCGGCGGCTTCAACAATGCCCTCAGCGCGTGCCGTTCCCGCGGCTACCTCACCGGCGGCGGCGACCGCATGGAGATCACTGCTGCCGGCATCGATGCGCTGGGCTCCTACGAGCCGCTGCCGAGCGGCGATGCGCTGCTGCAGCACTGGCTGCGGCAGCTGAGCAAGGCGGAGCGGGCCTGCCTGGAAGCCCTAGCCAACGCGTACCCGCGCGCGCTCGACAAGGCCGAGCTAGCCGCCAACGCCGGCTACGAGCCCAGCGGCGGTGGGTTCAATAACGCCCTTTCCCGGCTACGCACCCTGGAACTGATCGAAGGCCGCGGCGAGATCCGCGCCAGCGACACCCTATTCGACACGGAGACCTGAAATGGAAACTGCCGAGAAGCTGTTCTACGCCTTCTGCTCGTTGATCCTGCTGGTGGTGCTGGGCATCACGCTGGTCGGCTACGGCGAGGTCCGCGCCGCCGGCCGCTGCGTCGAGATCGTGGAGGCCCACCGATGAGCGGCTTGATCCTGTTCGTGCTGGTCGCCATTGCGGCAGTCGTCGGCCTCATCGGCTGGGCCGCGGTGAGCATCAACCGCGACGACGACGCCCGGGGCTGGGACGAGTTCGATCGCGAGATCGCGCGGGTCCTCACCAGGGGAGGGCGCGAGCAGTGACGCCCGTTCGCGACTTGAAGGCCTTCTTCCCCTTCATCGGGATCGGCGGCGCTCCGCGCGGCTTCCAGAAGGCAAAGCCCTACATCCGCGGCCTGCGCGGCCAGTGGCGTGTCCTCGGTGGCATCGACAACGATGCAGGCGCCGTCGCCAACGCAGCGCGCATCCTGCAGGCCCGCATCGCCTGCCTGGACCTCTTCAGCGCCGAACAGTACGAGGCGTTCCACGGCCGGAAGCCGCCGGAGGGCTGGCGCGAGATCACGCCAGCCGAAATCCGCGCCGCTGCCGGTGGCGAGTTTCCGGATATGGTCCTGACCTCGCCGCCCTGCAAGGGCTACTCCGGCCTGCTCGCCGAGCAGAAGAGCAAGACCGCGAAGTACGAAGCGCTGAACGAGCTCGCGTTGCGCGGCGTCTGGCTCTGCCTGGAAGCCTTCGCCGAGAACCCGCCGGCGTTCTTCTGCCTGGAGAACGTGCCGCGGATGATGACCCGCGGTCGCCGCTTCATCGATCGGATCCGCGATCTGCTGCACCACTACGGCTACGCCACAGCGGAAACCGTGCACGACTGCGGCGAGCTCGGCGGCCTGGCGCAGTCCAGGAAGCGGCTGCTGCTGGTCGGCCGGCACATGGAGAAGGTCCCGAATTTCCTCTATCAGCCACCTCAGAAGCCTCTGCGTGCTGTCGGTGATGTCCTCGGCAAGCTGCCGGTGCCCGGCCCGACCGGTGACGACATGCCGTTGCACCGGCTGCCGCGCCTGCAGTGGAAGACGTGGGTGCGACTTGCCTTTGTCGAAGCGGGCTCGGATTGGCGGTCGCTGAACCGGCTCCGCGTCGAAGACGGCATGCTGGCCGACTATGGCCTTATCCCTGAGCGTCCGTACCACAACGGCGCCTATGGGGTGCAGCCGTGGCTTGAGCATGCCGGCACGATGACGGGCAACGGCCGGCCCGCCGGCGGCACCTTCGCAGTCGCCGATCCTCGTTTCGACGCCGGCAGCAACGACTACCGGCAGTACGGCGTCGGCCAGTGGGCGGCATCTACCGGCGCGATCATCAACGTGAAGTCGCCAGGCCAAGGCGGGTACTGCGTGGCAGACCCGCGGCTCGATCGCCCGCTGTTCAATCACGCCTACCGGGTCGCTCGCTTCGACGCTCACGCGCCGGCCGTGACCTCGGGCGCCGGCAACGTTGCTGATCCGCGACCGCCACAGGGTCCGCTTTTCTCGAAGTACGCCGTATCGAAGTGGGAGGGACGCACAGGCACCGTCATCGGCGGTGACGACCAAGGCGCCTACGCCGTGGCCGATCCCCGACCGGCGTGGGAGAACCGCCGAAACAACCTGCACGTCGGCAGCTGGAGCGAGCATGCCCACACCGTCATCGCCGGCGGCAAGGGTGTTCAGGGTGGCTGGCTGTCGGTGGCCGATCCGCGGCCGAACATGGACCGCAGCAAGGGCTACATCACTGGCGGGCATTACGGCGTCGTCCCGTGGCGCGACAAGGCCTACGCGATCACCGGCAGCGGCCAGCACGACAACGGGCACAACAATGTCGCCGATCCGCGGCTGCCGGCCGCAGACGACAAGCTGCAGTGCCTGATCATTGCCGAGGACGGCACCTGGCATCGCCCGTTCACGACGCTGGAATGCGCGGCGCTGCAGTCGCTGTTCGACATCGAGGAGTACCAGGACTTCGCGCTCCGCGGCGGCAGCGACGGCCAGGTCCGGGAATGGATCGGCAACGCGATCCCTTCGGATGCGGCGGAGGCGATGGCCGAGGTGTTCGGGCATGCGCTGCTGCTGGCAGGCTCAGGCGAGACGTTCGTCCTCAGCAATGCGCCGGTGTGGGTGTCGCCGCTGGTCGTGGCGCTGCAGTTCGGGAGCGCGCCGTGAGTTCGCGCGGCATTCCCATGGTTGCGAAGCGCTGGGAGCAGGAAGTCCCGGTCGTGCTCGTCGTCGAGGTTATCGGCGCCGGCAAGGACGGCGAATACCTGGAGCTGCGGAAGCCCGCGACGCTGCCGTTCCTGCCGCGGACGGGCGACGAACTCGCTGTCGGCTGGAGCGGCGACTACATGACAGTCGAGACGGTCTTCTGGAGCCCTGAAGACGGCATTGCCGTGTGGTTCGACGGACTGCAAGGCGACCGCCTTCCCGAATTGCTCGGCAAAGAAGGATGGAAGGTGTCGGCATGAGCATTAATCGTGAACGACTCGGACAATGGTTCACCCCGGCCTGGGCCGCCGAGGCGCTGATCGAGCGCCACTTCCCGGGGCTCGGACGCAGCGACTGCGTCATCGAGCCCAGCTGTGGCGATGGAGCATTCCTGCAGGCCATTCCCGCTGATGTCGAGGCGGTCGGCGTGGAGATCGATCCCTATCTCGCAGCACTGGCTGAAGCACGAACAGGCCGGCACGTCGTCGTCGGCGACTTCCGCACGGTGCCGCTGCCATACCGTCCCAGCGCGATCATCGGCAATCCGCCGTTCAAGGCCGAAGTGATCGAAGGCATGCTGCAGCGATCCCTGGACCTGCTGCAGCCGGAAGGACTCGCCGGGTTCATCCTGCCCGCCTACGTCCTGCAGACACCTTCGGTCGTTGCCCGATACGCCGCGCGCTGGAGCATGCAGGCCGAGTTGCTGCCGCGGACGTTGTTTCCCCGCCTGTCGAAACCGCTGGTATTCGCCCTGTTCCGAAAAAGCGAGCGACGCCTGCTGATCGGCTTCGCGCTATTCGAGGAGACGCACGATGTTGAGCGGATGCCGGCCGGTGTTCGGGAGACCCTGACGCGCGGCCGCGCCTCGGTCTGGCGTTCCGTCGTTGACCAGGTGCTCAGCGAACTGGATGGCGAAGCCGGCCTCGATGCCATCTACGCCAGCATCGCGCCGCGGCGGCCGACGACGAATCGCTACTGGCAAGAGAAGGTTCGCCAGGTGCTGCAGCTCCATCACATCCGCACTGGGCCGGGCCGATGGCGCCGGGCGGCCGCACTGGAATCCGCGGCATGAACTGCGATCAGAAAAACCAGCCCGGGGGGTCCCTGCTGACGTCTCTGATGAGGCGTATCAGGTTGATAAGCGCGTTCCACGCGGCGGGCTGTTTGTACCAGGGTATTGGGTCTTTTACGGGTTCCATCGGCATCTCCATCTGTTGGTTGATGCCCTTTTTATGCCGCGGCGCTCCGTGGATTCCCTCTGGCGGGTTCGCTTTTGCCTTTTTCATGACCGTCCCTCGTTCCTTTGAGGGTTCCGATAGTGATGTCACGACCTGCCGAAATCCTCTCGCGGCTTTTCCGCTGGGGGCCGTGCCCGCGCCGGATATCGCCGAAGAGCTGGTCCGGGTCAGCGAAGGCAACGCAGCGGCGGAGGGTTCGCAGTGTTCCTGACAGCCGAGGAACTCGTCCAGCTGACCGGCCGGAACCGGTCGGACTGCCAGCGGCGCTGGCTGGAGCGGAACGGCTGGGCACATACCGTCAACCTGAACGGCCGCCCCGTCGTGTCCAGAGCCTATGCGGAGAAGCGGCTGGGCGGCGGCCCCGCGGTCATCGGCCAGGCCACCATCGTGACCCCGAACTTTGACGCCCTCCGGAGGACCGGATAAACCTATGAGCATGGGGAGAAAGCGCACCAAGGATCACGGCCTGCCGCCGCACATGTCGCGGAAAGGCGACGCCTACTACTACGTCACCAGCGGAAAGCCGAGGAAGTGGATCGCGCTGGGCAAGGATTTAGCCCTGGCGAAGAAGAAATGGGCCGAGTTCGAGTGCACCGTCGCCCCCACCGGCCCTACCTTCGGCGAGGTCGCCAAGGTCTACAAGGCGAAGTGCATCCCGCTGAAGGCGCCGAGGACCCAGAAGGAGAACGAGGGCGAGCTGAAGCAGCTGCTCACGGTCTTCGAGGCGGTCCCCCTGGATCAGATCAAGCCGGCGCACCTCCGGCAGTACCTGGACATGCGGGAGGCCAAGGTCCGCGCCAACCGCGAGATCGCCCTGTTCAGCCACCTCTTCAACTGGGCACGGGAGCGCGGCTACACCGATGCGCCGAATCCGGCTTACGGCGTCAGCCGCAACGTCGAGCGCGCCCGGGAGGTCTACGTCGAGGACGAGGCCTTCGCTGCGGTGTATGCGAAGGCCCCGCAGGAATTGCGGGATGCGATGGATCTCGCCTACTACACCGGCCAGCGCGTATCCGACGTCCTGAAGTGGACCCGCGGCAATGTCCGCGACGGCGCCCTGCATGTGACCCAGGGCAAGACCCGGAAGAAGCAGCGCATTGCCATCAACGGCCCCCTGGCCTCTGTCGTCGAGCGCCTCAAGGCGCCGCGCGAGGGCGTCACCAGCCTCTACCTGGTGCAGGTCGACGGGGCGCCGCTGACCTACAAGATGCTGCACGAGCGCTTCCTGAAGGCCTGCGCCGATGCAGGCCAGGACTACCAGTTCCGCGACCTGCGGGCCAAGGCGGCGACCGACTCACCTGGAAAGGAGAAAGCACAGGAGCTGCTCGGGCACCAGTCGATCACCATGACCGAGGACTACGTCCGTCAGCGCCGCGGGGAAATGGTGGCGCCTGTGGCCGGAATTGTAGAAAACGTTCTACAAAACGATGTAGAAGCCGCCAAGAAAAGAGCCCTCAACGCCCAACAAAAAACCCCTGCAACCGATTGA